CTGCATCGTCGGCTGGTCGCCCGTCGCGACCGCGGCGCGAAAGCCGAAGTCGCGCGCCAGCAGCTGCGCGGCGTTCTGAAGCTCGACGGCGCGCGCGTGCCACAGCCGATCGTAGACGGCTCCCGAGGACTGCAGCTGCCCCTCCACTTCGCGCGAAGCCGCGCCGGCAATGAACGTCGAGAGCGCGGCAGACACCGCCAGCATCGCCGCCGCGAAGAGCAAGGCGAACTGCACCGTCAGGCGCGTGCTCAGCGAGCGGAACGGCCGCACCGGCTCAATAGTCCATCGGCATTACCGGGGGCGGCGGGCGCAGCCGGACCGAGAAACTGGCACTCCGCTGGCCGGCAGACACCCCCTGCTGCACCGTCCCGCCAGGCGCGCGCAGATAGGGGTGCCAGACCGTCAGCGTTCCCGGGGCATTGGGTGCGTCACTGAATGAAACGAGCCCCTGGCCGTTGGTGCGTGCCGTCCAGGCGCTGTCTGTGATGACGATGAAGGCGCTCATCTGGTCGTGGATGTTGCAGCCGAGCGCGACCACGCCCGGCTTGTCGAAGTGGACCGTGCGCGACTGGTCCCTGGCGAACAGCTTGAGCTCGAAGCGCTTGGGCGCCGAGAAGGAATAGACGTGGTGCTTGGTGTTGTCGAAGTTGGGAAAGGAAATGTCGGCGCCGACGGGCACGATCGACAGGAAGGGATGGAACTGGAGGTTATGCTGGGAGACGACATAGCGACCGCCGGATTTCGGCACGCGCGCGGCGCCTCCTGCCGGATGCAGCGTCACGACGGCGTTGCTTACCGGCCGCCCGGCGGAATCGACGACCCGGACCGTCAACGGCGCCGCAGCGACAGGCGCGGTCAGGGCCAGCCCTGCCGCGAAAAACGAGAGTCCACGCACCATGTGGTGAGGTTAAGGCAGGAACGGTAAACGTCGCCCCGCCCGACATGGTTACCAGTCCATTCGCACCTCGGCCTGGAGCTCGGTCTGGCGCTGCCGCGGCGCGAGGCCGGGGTCTTCGCGATCCTCGCGACGGCTCGACACGTGGAGCAGCTCGACGAGGCCGGTGAAATGCTCCCACTCGCGCCTGGCGACGACCATCGCCGACCAGCCAGTCTCATCGTAATCCTCGGCGATGAGGCTGCCGCGGTTGCGCGTGTCGAACGCCTCGGCGCGGGCGGCAATGCCAAATGGGCCGAGCGGCTTGCTCGCGAGCACGAACGCCGAGCGGAAGCGGTTGTCGACCCAGCGCCGGCCGTCCATCGCATAGCCCATTCGGGTGCGCCCCTGCAGCGCCTGCGCCTTGAGCTCAGCGCCGCCCCCCAGATTGGCGGCAAGGCCGAGGTTCTCGAACGTCGTGCGCCAACCCCATTCCATGTCGTCATTCACGTCGGTCGGGCCGGCGCGGTTGTCGTAGCGGAAGAGCTCGACACGGACCGGCAGCGGCGGCTGCCAGGCGAGCTTCGCATAATAGCCGGGGCGGTGCGCGAAGCCCTTGTGGAGGTCGATCAGCGGATGGGTGAACGGCGCCTGCATCGTGCCCATCTCACCATCGATCGGCGGTAGCGGCCAGCGGTTAAAGGCCAGCGTGGTGCGATCGTGAAGCGCCCAGCCGCGAAAGGTGAGCAGCGTCCCCGATGTGTCGTTCGCGGCGAAGATTGCGGCCGTTGTACGCAGCTTGTGATCGCCCGCCGAAATGCTGACGGTGCCTTCGAGGGCGACGGGACGCACTTCCTCGCCGATCCAGCTGTTGATCGCCGACGGCGTGATCGTATCCGCGACGTGCCAGTCGGCCCCGGAATGCTCGAGGCTGACGGGCGGCCACATCAGCCCGGCGCGCGCCGAGAATGCCGTGCCGCTGGCGCTGCGCAGCGGGCGGAAGTTCAGATATGCCTGGCTGAGGCCGGCCTGGGTGCGCTCGCCGCCCTGGAGCGACCCGACAAATGTGCCCGACAATGCCCAGGTGAGTTGAGGTTGCCAGACGAGGCTCGCATTGCCGAGCTGCGGCCTGATCCGGAAGTCGCCGTCGCTGCCCGAGCGAAGCTTGCCGAAACCATGCTCGAGCCAGCTCCTCTCGCCGTCGACCGCGACAAGGCGCAGGTCGCCGCTTAGTTCGAGCGTGTCCGCCGTGAACAGCCGCAGATCCGATGCCGCAGCGGGACTCGCCCATAGTGCAGCGAGCGCGCAGCCACAGGGAAGCGCGCAGCGGTGAAGCAGGCGTCGAACGGCGCAAGCCATGGGCGCCGGGGTAACCGAACGAGGTTAAGATTATGATGAGGATGCGGTGGCTTGCGCTGGCTGCATCCCCCCTCTATCTAGCCGCGGCCTTGGCTCCCGTCGCGACCCTCCAGTCGCACAAGCGGGTTCCGGTCGGGGAGTAGCTCAGCCTGGTAGAGCACTGTCTTCGGGAGGCAGGGGCCGGAGGTTCGAATCCTCTCTCCCCGACCACGTTTTTACTAGACAAATCGGCCTAGGAATGCAAGTGAAATAGACAGGGGCCGAAGTCACGAAACGAACCCTTCGGCCTGTTCTTTGACCCTTTGAACCTTCGTCGCGACGCCGCGCAGATGCCCCGGCGAGTAGCGGGCATAGTGCGTCGAAGTGGTCGCGGAATCGTCATGGCCCATGAATTGCGCCAGCTCGTCCATCGACGCCCCGGCCTCTGCTGCCCAGACGGCTCCCGTATGGCGAAGCGTGTAGGGCGTGACCTTGATCCCTGAGCGCGCTGAGGCGGCCTGAAACGCCTTCTTGATGTTGCCGATGGGCTTTGCGCCGCGCTCGACCACATATTCGCTCTGGCGGCCCTTATAGGCCTGTTCCAGCGCTTCCATCGCTTCGTCGTTCAGCGCGACCACGGGCCGGCGCTTCTTCGTCTGTCGCCGCCCCTTCGGGTTAAGGTCGATCTGACGCCGCTCGAAATCAACGCGATCCCAAGTCAGTTCCAGGATCGCAGTCGGGCGGGCCATCGTGTAGAGCCCGAGCAAGGCATAGAGCCTCGCGTGGGGAGCCTTGACCCCCGCATACCAGCGCTCGAATTGCGCGTGCGTCAGGTGGCGGATTTTCCGCTCTGGCGCTTCCGGCCTCCAAACCTTCTTTGGCTTGTTTGCGTGGCGTAGTGCCACGGAGAGCATCGACAGCTCATAGCGGAGCGTCGCGGGACCGACCTTGCGCCCTTCGGCATATTTGCGGCACATGGCCTCGTCTATCCGCTCGGGGTCCACATTCTCCCAAAAGCTCTTCATCGCCTTCCACGCGTCTTTTTGGCGAGCCGTGGACGCGATCTCCGCTTGTTCGCGGGCGGCGATGTAGTCAGTCACGATGCGCCCCACTGTCCACGGATCGTCCCTCAGCCCCGAGAAGACATTGCGTGCTTCAGCCTCTGCGCTGGATCGGTCCTTCGCCGAGAGACGGATGCGAGTGCGCTTGGGCTTACCCTTGGCGTCGCGCTCGCCGGTTGGAACGACGATTGCGTATCCTCTTCCGAGGCGCTGGACGGTAAACTCTGGCATTCGAACCTCTGGACCTCTTCAGCCGGTATGCGGATCAGCGTGCCGAGCCGGAAGCAGCCAAGCTCCCCCGTGGCGATCAGCTTGCGGATCACGCCCTCCGAACATTCCCACGCATCCGCGAGGGTCGCAACTGTGTAGGCTCGGCTCACGCCGCCACCTTCCGACACGCGCGGCATTTGCACGATGCCTCGTGTAATCTCCCGTGTATATGCTCTCTCCGGGATGGTTTTTGATGTGCAATCCTGTGCGGAAGCATGGATAGCTTTCTCGGATCGGCGGGGGATTTGGTGAAGAGCCTCATTGGGCGTCCCCCTTCGGGGCCGGGCTGGCGGGCTTGCGCCCTGAGCCGCTTTGCGTCTCAGCCGTTCCGGCGCTCATCCCTGACGCGCGCTCGTATGCGCTCGCCATGTCGCTCAGCCGTTTCGCAGCGGGCTCAGGCATGAACATGCCGTCGCCCATGCCGAGAAAGCGACACCCGTATTCTTGCTCGAGAAGCTGCTCACCAAGAAGCTGAATGAACTGGTATATACACCGCTCCGCACGTTTGCGCGGCGTCAGGCTTTCGCCCGCCTCCATCCACTCGGCGCACTCATCAAGCTTCGCCTCCACGCCCATTTCAGACGCCAAATCATATTTGATTGCCTTGTCGGGGATTGCGCGAGTCATGCCCCAGTCCTTTCGGAATATAGGGCGCAATAGAAATCTGGCCGAGTCAGCAGCTCGGCATGGTAGTCGCTGCCATCCTGCACGACCGCCATCTCCTTCTTTAGCGCGGCCAGCCGAACACCCTCCCAAGTGTTCTCCGGCGGCGGCTGATCGCCGAACTCATCCCAGTCGGTATCGTCTGCCCAGCCAAGCTCGCGGTCCCGCGTGGCGTTGTCGAGAACGCGCCATCGCTCCTTGACCGCCAAGCATCGCCCCAGCCCGGACCAACGCTCGTAGATCACAAACGAATCCGGTTCGTTGCGCGCCCAATGGCGGCACTGATCGCAGCGCATTTACATGTCTCCCGCGATAGCGATTGAAGCCCGAAGGGCGGCAACCGTGAAACAGGGTGCCGTGCGAAGCACGAAAGCGCGGGCCTGAAAGGCATCGCCCAACATTAGGCAGCATCCTTCCATACATTGTGCCGAGCGCCGTATTCGTTGATGGTCATGCGGCCCTCGCTTCGTTCGTCAGTTCATCGACGGAGCACCCAAGCCATTTGCTCAGCGTCGTGAACGCAAAGTCGATGTATGCCGCGCGTTCCGGCTCCGTCATCTTGTGGAAGCTGATCGAGTCATAGTCCTTGATCTGCTCGCCGCTCGGCAGGGTGACGACCTTGACCAGTCCCGCCCTGTCCTTGAGGACGTTGTGCAAGAGCTGGTCGGTAAGCCCCGGAGCTTGCTCGTCGAGCATCGGCGCCGCGATGCCGAGCACAACCCAATAAAGGGCGATCCGCTTGTTATTCCCCTGGGTGCGGGTGATCTTTACCCTGACACGGCCATGGACGGCCGCCAGAGCTTTCTCGGCGGCGGGGTTCGCAGGGAACAGCCCGCCAAGCCGGCGCTCGAAGATCAGGGGCGCTTCGTCAGCCACGGCGTTCTGCCTCCGCTTGGCATTCGCGCATTAGTCTGCTGGCGGTTGCTTTGGTCGGAGCCGATCCAACTCGCGCGCCGTCGCGCCTGACGACCCAATAAGTGCCGCGCGCCGGGTTTTGCTCTTTTGTGATCGTCCAATCAGCCACCTTCGCGCTCCTTCCTGACCTTCTCGATCTCGAATCGCTTGGGCGATCCCTGAATGAACAGCTCGATGATCGCGCCAACGTCCCGGCCCTTCCAGAACGACCGCTCTCCAACCGTATGCTGTTCGGCATGGCAGGATTTGCAGAGGCTAACGGCGTTCCAATCATCCGGGCGCTGCCCCATTCCCGCGCACGATCCCAGACGCACATGGGCGAACTCGATTCCCGCCATGCTTCCGCAGTTCGTGCAGGCATGGGAGCGGACAAACGCAGCGTGCGCCTGTGACCGCCAGCGCGAGGCTCGCTTGGCTTTCTTCGGGATGCGGGCAGGCAGGTTCACCGGACGCGCGCCTCCCACGCGGGATCGCAAGAGACGAACGGAACGTCGTCCGCCAAATCGTGGTCAAATGCCGCTGCCGGCTGTGCTGTGCGCGGGGCCGTTCCGCCGCCCGATTGCTTGCCCGACATGAACGGGTCGATCTCGGCCGCCCGGATTTCATACTGGGGTTTGCCGTTGTATTCGCCGATAACCAGCTCGCCGGTAACAGCGACCTTCTCACCCTTCTTGATGTATTGAGCGAGCTTCGATCCGCGCTCGCCCCATATGGCGACACGAAACCAGTTGGTCTGCTTGCTGTCGCCCCAGCCCTGATCGACGGCGCAGTTGAAGTTGGTGACTGTGCCGCTTCCGGCCTGACGGGTTTCGGCATCGCCGCCGACGCGGCCCGTGATTGAAATGAACTGCATCTAAGCCGCCTCCAATTCCTGTTCATATCTGGCGCGGAGCTGCGCCACGGTTTCATCAATTTCGGCGAGGAACGCGGCCACTTCGCGCTCGACCTCGGCAATCTCCGCGTCGTCGCGAGGGAGCCGCTGAACGAACAGCCGCATGGTTTCCGGCAATCGCGGATCGAACGACACAAAGTCGCAATACTGCCGCCCGGTGCAGGCCATCTGAAACAGCATTTGCAGCCGGTATTTGTCGGGAATGGAGCCGCCCAACAGTGTCTCGATGTGCGTTGCCGTGCCGGGACATTTTATCTCGACCAGGCCATCGTCTCCGATCAGCCCGTCAGGCGATGCGCCGGCCATCGCGATTGTCGGATGATCGACGAACGCGATTTCCTCGACGGCGCATAGCATGTGCTGGCAATAGGCTTCGCGGGCGTGGGGCTCGGTATCCGTCCCCCATTGCATCGCCGCATTGCAGTAAGACGGCTCGACCGTTCCCGTGAGGCGTTCGGCGACGAGCTGCGCGGCGTAGTTCTTGCGCCCCGCGCCCCATCCTGATTTGGTCCGCGCCAGCACGTCTGAAATGCGCGAGGCAGTGACCTTTCCGGCCCGCGCGGCGAACCACGCTTCGCTCCGCTGTTCCATCATGCGGGCTCCTTTGCGAGAGATTTCAGCCGCGCGATCGCGGCAGCCGCCTTGGCTTCGGACAGCTCGGCGATTGACGACACGCCGTAAGCCTCGACGATATCCTGAACCGTCTTGCCTGCTGCCGGGATCAGCGCGGTCATTAGCGAGCGTTGTTCGTCGGTAATCATGGCCGTCCGACGCGGCGCGGAGGCGACCTCGTGTGTCACGGCGTCGGCGTCATTGTCGCCCTCTGTCGGGATCGCGAAGGTCATGAACGCCGCATATTTGTAGGCCGCACTCATGGCCTTGTTCGTGGCCTTGTCGCCGCTGTCCATTGCCTCGCCAAAGGTCGCCGCCGTGTGCGTCGTTCCGTCGATTGCCGACACAAAGTCGAACTCGGCGTGGACCGTAACGTAGAACAGCGCGCCACCATTCTTGCTCTGGCGCTCGATCACTTCGCGGGTCAGAACGCGCGGCACCACCACCAGCTTGTGCTTGGCGAGCAATGGCGAAAGCGCAGCGTAAACGTCGTCGATGCCACGGAAGTTATAGCCGCTGCCTTGAGTGTTGCGGCGCGTCTTGGCGATGCCGACTGTTGCCAGCTCGCCCTGGACCGCCGCGATTGCCTGATAGACATGCGGCGTTGCGGCCTCGATCTTCGATTGTGCCGTCACGAATTGCGCGGGAGCGGTTTATTGGACGCGCTCCCGTCCCTGTGTTGTTCCCTGAAAAGCTCGATTGCCTTCATGGCGATGCGATGTTCGGTATCGCCGTCATAGGAGCCGTGCAGGCGGAGCTGCGCGCAGCGGTCAAAGCCGTCCTCACGCTCGATCTCGGCAACGGCGCGGCGCGCAATCGCATCTTCCGGCGACGCGGGACCAACATACGGCGAGAGAGAGATCGCCCAGTCGGTCGCGCCCTTTGAAAGCTGCGCCGGGATTTCATCGACACGGTGCATCATTTGCTGTCCCCGAGAGCGGCGCGGGCGCGGAGAGCGGCGGCGCAAAGAGCGAGGGCGGCATGGGAGCTTTCGCCATGAACGGCGTCATAGGTCGGGTGGCCGAGTCCCCACTTCCAGAAAAGCCCCGGCGTGTCGCGGCAGATGTCAGTTTCGAGGAAGGGCTCCCACCCTTCCGGCACCAGCGTCATCGCGGCGTCGAGGGATGCGGTGGGCGACGGCAACGGCCCGTTCTTCTCGTCACCCTCAAGCGACCAGTAGCCATCGTTGCCACGATCGAAGAGTCGTCCGTCCTCGAAAACGTCCCGGTATCCGAACGCTGGGTGTGTCAGAATCGCAATGTCCAACTCGCGATCCGGCCCCGTCGCAGCTTCGCACCGCTCTGCAAGCTCAATCAGCCGTGCGTCAGTGTCAGTCATGCCACCCTCCTTTTCATCGGATCGCTGTGAACCTCGGTCAGTGCGGGACAATCGACCCCTTCCGCAGCCCACGCGGAGAGCATTGCCGCGCGCCCTTCCTCGGTCTTGAACTGCGCGAGGATGCGACGGCGCAGCTCCATCATCTCGATCCTGTGCTGCTGCTCCAGCTCGGCCATGCGGCGGCGCTTGTCGGCTTCGCGCTCGGCCTTCTCGGCTTGTGTAAGCGGGGGCTTGCCTTGCAGGGCGCGGAGGAAGTCTGCACCAGTGACGCGGGATGCGTCGGCGATGATGATGCCGGTTTCGGCGGTCATGTGGAGGCGGGTCATTGGGCGCGTCCCTCGGCCCGGAGCGCCGCTTGCAACTCAAGCCCGCGCTCGTTTAGCCGCCAGCAATTATCGGTGCGGTGCTTATGCTCGATGACATAGACTAGCCCGCGCGTCCGCTTGATGCCGCGCCCACTGATGCCGTACCACATGCGTTTCGCCGCCTGATGGTCAGGGGACGGCCCCCAATCTTCACCGAGCGCGAGGATGACGCGCCGTTGCGCTGCGCCGAGCTTGGCCGCGAGGTCCGCTAGCTCGCTCATGCCGACCTCCGGTGACGCGGGTCGCGGTGATAGTCTTGTCGGCTGACGATGAGCGTCCGCCCGAACGGCAGAGGAAACATGTGATGCCATTGGTTGCGGCGGGAGCGGCGCGGCACGATGCTAAGCGGCTGCTTCCGATGAGAAAGGGCAAGCGACCAAATCCAGCAGTAGCTCTTGCGGCCCGTGTAGGACGCAATAACGAGGTCGCCGTTGCTGGCGCGCGTGAACATGCGGAGCCCGCTCACAGCCCGAACCCCGCCAGCAGCTCGCGCAGTCCGAAGTAACCCAAGCAGAACGCAGCCACGCACAGAGGAAAAAGCGTTGCAATAAACCAGCCGAGCCGGTCGGCGAAGGTGCGCTCAAGCCAGTCCGCGACAGGATGCACCGGGCGGATCGTGATGTGCCGAGCCTCGCGGTTCAGCCGGTCGCGGATTGCCTGTAGCGCGGCGTCATCGCGTGTTGCTTGCACCATGCGATGCGGAAACATCGGTACAACCGAGCGCGGCGAGGGGTCGTCGGCGTTGGGCGCAGGAATGTCCCAGGGGTTCATGCCGCCCACCGCTCGGCAACGGCCATCTTGAAGGCCATCAGCCGCTCATCCGGGTGCTTCGTGTAATCGACCAGCGGCACCTTGTTCGGGTGCTTGGCGATGATCGCCAGCCAGCCGCCGGGAAGATCGCGGACCACCGAAACGCCATTCGGCGCAGCTTCGATGATCGACTGTTCCAAGGTAGCCATTACTCCAATCCCCTCTTCAGGTGATGCTGAACTTCATCCTCGCGGGTCACGCCGGCACCTGCTCCGCGAGGCAATAGATGCTCTTGAGCGCGCCGATCCCGATGCTCGGATGATGCGTGTCCCAATGGCCGCGATACTTGACGATCCGGCCAGCCTTGGCGGCGCGGTTGAGGCGGGCCACCAGTTCACGACTGAACTGGCCGATGTTGACCAGGCGCTCGCCGTTCAGAAGGGCCGCTTCCGCGCTTTCGATTGTCCAGGGCATCTTCGCTCCAATCCCGTTCAGGTGATGGAGCTAGATATACACCTGTCCGGTGCATATGCAAGCACGAAATGCACTCAGGCGGTGAAAATATTTTCGCCGCCCCGCTTGCGCTGTAGGATTTTAGGTGGAACGGAAAGCGAACGCGGTCATTTCGCGTTAACGAACTTTACTAAAGATATTATGCGCTTGCATCCAATCTCGACTGACATAGACTCGATGGTTCGCGTTCGATTCCTGAGCTTGGGGGAGTTCGAACCAAGCGAAGGTGGGGGAATGCAGGCGAGGGTATCTGCGTGGCCGTGTTGCAGCGGCGCATGCAAGGTTCGGGAGTTCAGATCGTCGCTGGCTAGTTCGCTGCGGGGACGTATCGACTGCCTACGACATCTGTTGCAATCCGCGCCAGCGCAGCGTCGCTTGCTGCTTCAGGGCGCCTTGAAAACGTCTGAAGCAGCTCTTGCAGCGCTAGAGACACAAGTTGCACAGTGTCCTCATCGGGATCGGGGTCTTTCAGAGCCACCGCCGCCAGTGTCCGCGCGGCCTCGGTTGCGACTTGTTCACTCAAGCGAGGAACCGACGCGCTAGGCGCTTCCAGCGGGCCGGCGATCAGCTCCATCGGATCGACCTTTAGCGCCTTCGCGATTTTCTCAATCCACTCGATTGTGAGCGGGGCCTTACCCTTCTCCAATCGACTGAGGTGCTGATAGCTCGTCGGCGGATTAATCTTCGCCGCAAGCTTCTCCAGGCTCATCCTTGGCATCCGGGATTCGCGGGCCGCCGTGATGTTCGCTCCGATGCGTTCCGCCAGCATGGGAGCGCAGTGCGTGAGAAGCGCGATTTGGGCTATGCACGCCATACGTGAAAAATCCTCTTGAAAGCGTTTCGATATACACCTATGAGGTGCATATGCGCCTTCAAGACTATCTCGCTGAAACCGGCATGACTCGGGCAGAGTTCGCGCGCCGGATCGGCGTGAAGCACATCAGTGTGACGCGTTACGTCAACGAAGGCCGTGTCCCTGAACCCTCGGTGATGGAGAAGATCATCGAGGCGACTGAGGGGAAAGTTACAGCCAACGACTTTTTCGGTCTGGCGGCATGACGGCGCGTTACATCGGACACCGCTTTCTCGGTGCGCGTCTAGTTCCGATGTTCAAAGTTTCGCGCGGGGGCGTTCCCCTATTCGCTTTCGCGCCGCCGGCGAGCACGGCCGTAAGCCTCGCCGGCACCCATCCGAACCCACGCGCGGAAGAATAGCCGCCATGGGGGGTTGTCTCATCTTTGTCGGCATTGTGCTGTTCTTCCTGATGTCGCGCTCGACTACGGGTGTTGAACAGGCAATCTATATCGCGATGGAGTGGGTGCTGGTCGGGTTCCACCTGATCCGCTCTGCCATCTTGGAGCGCCGCTAGATGCGCGTCCTCACCTTCATCGAAAGCCTCCGGCCACCGGCTTCTCGCTACGGGATACCGATCTACGGGGATTGGCCGTTCGTCTGTGAGGAAATGCGGGCCGCCACCCGGAAAGTCCTGGGGGGAGAGGCTGCGTCGAGCAGCGGCCCGGTAGGCTGTCATTCGCACCATGACGGGAGCGGCTTCTAATGGCTACTCGCGCGAACGTATTCCCTTCCGGCGAAGAAACATTTCCGCGCTCGCTGTTCGGCGGGCCGTCGCGGCGCAGTTATCGCGCTGCAATCAAAGAAATAATCCTCAACGTCAAGGCGCGTTACGGCCTCTCCGATTGGGACTTGGCCGAGCGCATCGGAGTTCACAAAGACACGATTGAGAACGCGCAGGAAGAGGTTGCGAACCTCGACGTTGTGACCCTTCTCAACATTGCCTGGACGTTCGGCGAGGACGCGATTGCGCCCGTCCGCGCGCTCTACCTCTGCGCCGTCCGCGAGCCCGAAACCGCAACCGAGAAGCGCCGCCGTCTGATCCGTGAGCTAGCTGCATTGGAGGATGGTGATGGGTAAGCGCTCAAACTTCGAGCGCATCCCGCGCGACTTCTACCCGACGCCGTATGAGGCCGTCGTTCCGCTGTTGCCGCATTTAGCTCCGGTCACGCTATTCGACGAGCCTTGCGCTGGCGATGGAGCGCTGATCGGCCATCTTCGCAAGCACGGCCACGTCCTTCTCAAATGTTGCGATATAGAGCCACGGGTGCCGTGGATTGCGACCGGCGATGCAACGAAGATTGGGCCGGGATCGGTTGCCGATTGCTACATAACAAATCCGCCGTGGGAGCGAGCGGCCCTTCACGCGATAATCTCCAATCTCAGCGCTCATTTGCCAACATGGCTGCTGTTCGACGCCGACTGGATGCACACGCGGCAATCGACTCCCTTCATGCCCTACCTACGCAAGATCGTGAGCGTCGGGCGGGTCAAATGGATTCCCGACAGCAAGATGACCGGCAAGGACAACTGCTGCTGGTATCTGTTCGATCAGGCGGATGATGCGCCGGCTCAATTCATCGGGAGGGCAGCATGATCGCCCGCGTCGGCAAGGCGCTGTGGCGCGCATATCTGAATAGCGTCTTGTGGTTCACCCTCGGCGCAATCCTCGCGTCTGTGAACGCCTTTATCATCCTGACTGCGGTTTATCATGCGGGGGTTTGCCGATGAACTTCCGCCACCAGGAGCAATAGAGAATATGGCGGGGGAAGATATGGCGCATCCCTTGCGGGACCGGGCTGGCGCTGCGATCGGACAGGCGACGCGGCGCAAGGAATGGCGCACGCTCGATTGGCTGCCGGGATATGAAATCTCGGAAGATGGCGACATCCGCCACACAACGAAAAAGGCGACTAGGCCAGCGGGCTACGTCGTCAAGGGATGCGTCAACGGGCAAGGCTATTTAAAGGCCAAGCTGTCCACGCCGACCGGCAAGCGGCAATTGGCGATTCACCGCCTCGTCTGTGAGGCGTTCCACGGTCCGCAACCTAGCCCGGACGCCTTCCATGTCGCGCACGGCGACGGCAACCCGCTGAACAACCACTACACCAATCTTCGCTGGGCGACATGCAAGGACAACCTGGCGGATCGTCGGCGACATGGGACACATCCAAACGGTGAGCGCAACCCGCGCGCTCGTCTGACGTGGGATGACGTGCGGAGCATCCGCCGGCGCTTCGTCGGGGATCGGGGTGAGGTTGCGGCATTGGCTCGCGAATACGGCGTTTCTCACGGCGCGATGCAAGCCGTCTGCAACGGGAGCCACTGGCATGAATGAGCCGAAGAAGCCCCGCAACGGCATCTACTGCAAGCGGCGCGGATGGTCGTTCGAGAACGAGTGCCGCCATGCCGCGCTCAACATGGGCTTGTCCGCCCGCCGTGTTCCGCTTTCCGGGGCCGGCGAGGAAAAGGGCGATCTCTGCATCACCAGCTCATTCGGCAAGGTTTACCGCTGCGAGCTGAAGCGCCGCAAGAACCTCCCCGAGTGGATCGTCAAAGCCCTCGGGGATCACGACGCGATGATTATGCGCGGCGACCGGGGAGAGGCGCTGGCCGTCATTCCGCTCGATACGCTGCTGGGGCTGCTGCAATGACCGACCCCTGGCCCCTCGAAAACCGTCTCATCAGCCTACGCAACTGTGCCTATCTGATGATCTGTTCCGGCAACAGCTTCGGCGATCTCAACCCGTTGGCGGTCATCGCATCGCGCGGTCTGGACGGTCGAGTCAGCATCAAGCGCTTTCAGCAGATGTGGAACGAACAGCTTGAGCGGTTCGAGAAAGAACAACTGACGAAGTGCGTCAACAGCAATCCGGTGGAGGGGAAATGATTAGCGACCTCTCGCCAAGCATGACGAGCGTGCTGGCGAACATTGGGACGGGCTCTGCCTCGGCAACCGAGATGGGAGTCAACGGTTCCGTAATGAAGCGCCTTTGGAAGCTTGGTTTCCTCAAGATGGACCTGGAGCCGAGCGGACGCCTAGCGCCATATTACAGCCTGAGCGAGCGGGGCATCGGGGCCGCAGCCGTCCTCAACGCCGCGTTGCCGGTCCCCGATCATTACGAGCCGCCGATCGCGCGCATCAAGCGCAAAACGGCAGAGCATTATCGCATTCCGGCGATCGAGATGGTGTCCGCGCGCAGAGCCCGGAAGGTGGCGCGCCCGCGACAAGTCGCCATGTATCTCGCCAAGAAGCTCACGCCTAAATCGTTGCCAGAGATCGGGCGCAGCTTCGGCAATCGCGACCATACCACAGTCATTCACGCCGTTCGCACCGTCGCGCAGCTTATCGCCGATAATGCCGATTTCGGTCACGAGGTTAAAACGCTCCTCGATTCCATTGTTTCCGAAGAAAAGGCTGTGGAAAGCGGGGGAAATTCTATTGTTAACACGCCATCGGCGGGAGCATAGAATCTTCGATGGCACTTGCTCTCTTCAAAAGCGAAGTATCGCGCACCGATGTTGAGGTTGCTTGGGCGACCTTGCGCGCACTTACGCTTGCGGAGAGCGATGACGCATCGCTCGAACATGATCCATCCCACCAGCTCGCAATAGCTACGGCCCGCGCACGGTTCGAGCGCCTTTACAGCGATTGGACTTGCTCGTGAACGGCTACACGGAAAAGGCGCTGGATTGGTTGCGCGATTATATTGAATGGGCCGCGCGCGAAGTCGGCGGACAGTGCGAGAGTCCGATTGAGGACGGCCTTTTGCGTTGCTTTATCGCCATGCGTCTGGCCGATCGTCGGTTCCGCGTGGATGGGCTGCGGTCGGGGCCGATCCTCACCGATTGGGAGGCGGTTATCTACCCGCAGCACAGGGTCGCGGGATACCGCCTTGATTTCGCCGTCAAGGTAGAAAACGGAACGAATGTGTCGTGGATTGCCGTCGAGTGTGACGGGCACGACTTCCACGAACGTACAAAAGAGCAGGCCGCTCGCGACAAGGCGCGCGACCGATTTCTGACGACCGCAGGCTTTCGCATTCTGCGGTTCACCGGCTCCGAGATTTACGCAAACCCGATGGGCTGCGCTCTCCAGGTGTCGGAGCTTGCTGCGAAGATTGTGGAAGGTTGGGAGTGAGCATTGCAACTCTCATCCGACGCATGACGGACGCAGGGGCCCCACCAGAAGCCATCGCGCTCGCTGTCGAGGAAATCGAGGCGCTTCAGCTCGCCCTAGATTCCCGCCGCAATGCGGATCGGGACAGAAAGCGCGCACAACGGGAGCGGCGGAAATCAGCCAGTGTCACGGGACATTCCGAGGACAGTCACGGGACAGTCACGCCCAACCCTTCCCCGGATAAAGTTTCCCCCCAGACCCCTCTTCAAAATAACCCCAACCCATCACCCCCCTATAATCCCCCCGCTTCCCAGAGACGCGGCACCCGACTCCCCGACAACTTCGAGATGCCGGATGAGTGGATCGTCTGGGCGGCAGGAAAGCGTGGCTGGTCGCGAGCCGATGCCCGGGAGGAAGGCGAGTGCTTCGTCCGGTTTTGGCAAGCCAAGCCTGGGCGTGAAGCCTGCAAGCTCGATTGGCTCAAGACCTGGCAGAATTGGGTGACCAACTCGCGTCGCAAGCCGAGCGGAATCGACGAGGGCAGGAGCATGTTGTGCTGAAGCCGGGGAAGTTCGTCTGTCCCGTCTGCACGCCAACGCGGAAGCACAAGCGGGACAGGAGTTTGAGCGTCAGTCGAGTGGAGGGCGGATATGCATGGAAATGCCACAATGCCGGATGCACCAATCAAGGATTTGAAAGCGACGGCGTTGCACGACCGGCACCGCGCGTGGATCGAAGCGCGCGGGATTTCCGCCGACCTCGCTCAGAAGTTCGGGCTGGAAACGGTGCGCCGGGACGGCAAGGCGTGGTTGGCGGTTCCCTACGTCGAGCGCGGCCTGACGGTGAACCACAAGTATCGGCTGACCTCCGAAAAGCGGCACCAGATGGACCAGGGCGGCAAGCTGACCCTGTGGAACCACGACTGCCTGCTTCAGGATTCGGACAAGCCGGTGGTGATTTGCGAGGGCGAATGGGATGCGCTGACCGCCCTTCAGTTGGGCTACAGGGCAGTCTCCGTTCCGAACGGGGCGTCGGGCGGTGAAGGCAAGCTCGAATACCTCTGGGAAGCGCGCGACCTCCTGAACCGCGTCCAGACGTTCATCCTCGCGACCGACAATGACGAAGCGGGGTTGAAGCTTAGAGCCAACCTCGTCGCTCACCTTGGGGCGGATCGCTGCAAGTTCGTCGATTACGGGCCGGAGTGCAAAGACCTCAATGAAACGCTGCTCGGATACGGCGCGGACTATGCGCGGCTCGTTCTCGACAATGCCAAGCCGATGCCGGTCAAGGGGCTCTACACGATCGACGATTTCCCCGAGCGGCCCGAGCTGACCGCATGGCAGACGGGGATCGAGCCGCTGAACGATACCGGGGACACGTCGCGGCCCGCGCTCTACATCGTGCCGGGGACACTTACCGTTTTCACCGGCCACGCCAACATGGGCAAGACGACGGTGATGGACAGCGTTGTCGCGCACCTGCTCAAGGTCGGGGTTCCTACCCTCGTCGCATCATTCGAGACGGACGTGAAGCCGATCCTGCGCGATGGAATCAGGGCGGCGATGCTCGGCTGCGGTTCTCACGAATTGCGGAACGCGGACCTCTCGGCGTGCGACGCGCTCATTCGCGAGCGGCTTCGGATCATCACGCAATCGGTTGACGAGGACCAGGAGATGGACCTCGATTATTTCCTCGACCTGTGCCGCGTGTCGGTCCAGCGCGACGGCACCCGCGTCATCATCCTCGATCCGTGGAACGAGCTTGAGCACAAGATGCGCCACGGCGAGCCGGAGACGGTCTACATCGGCCGCGCGCTTCGGGCGATCAAGCGGTTTGCCAAGGTCCACGACGTGGCGTTCTGGATCGTCGCGCATCCAACAAAGCCATTCGAGGGCAAGGTGAGGATGCCCCGCCTGCTGGATATTTCCGGCTCCGCGAATTGGGCGAACAAGGCTGATTTCGGGCTCAGCTATCACCGCGGCGAGCATGACGCGGACCTGTGCGTGACGAAGGTTCGCAAGGGCTATCCGGGGCGTCGGGGCAACGTGAAGGTCAATTACGACTTCCGCATCTCGCGGTTCGTCGAGGCAGCATAACCGGGAAAGGGCGGGGGGAGAGATGGCAAAGAAGCGGCCTCGGCTTTTCGGGGACGGCACGGGAGCGGGGGGATGGCTCCTCACGGGTCCGTTACTTCGCCGAGGCCATAACCGAGCTTCCGCGCTTCTCGTAAAATCCACGCGGCCACAGGCACCGTCTCATAACCGTTGCGGGACGCTCAACGCGTCAAGTTTCGTCCGGTTCCATTGACTAGGAAGGGTGGGGGAAATGTTCATCGGCAGCGGAGACGAGTTCGAGATTCGCAAGGCGGCGAAGACCAGCGACCGCCCACCCATCAAGGATCGGGTGCTGGGCTATCGGGCCAGCCAAGTGCTGGCGTTCATTCGGCAGCAGATCGAATTGCACGGGATCAGCCCAAGCTATGCCGAGATCATGGAGGAGCTGGGATTGTGCTCGAAGGGCGACGTTCACCGGATCATGGTGAGCCTTGAGGCGAGAAAGCTGGTGAGCCGCGACGTGAACCGCTGGGGCCGCAAGGGTGTTCGCGTCATTCGGTTGGTGAGCCGTTAAATCACTAACCTTCCTTCGCTCTTCAACTCGCTACAAGCGTGACAATGGACCGGGGGGTTCACGTCACGCAACATGCGGTCGAGAGATTCGCCGAGCGTGTCGTCGCGTGCTCGCCAGCCGAAGCCACGGCGGCAATCCTCTCACACAGCAAGATCATTCGTGTTGCAGCCGAGTTCGGAGCGCGCACGGTCAAGCTGGCGAGCAAGCACCGCCTGGTCCTCGAAGGTCTGAACGTGGTCACGGTTCTGCCGGCGCGCATCATCGATCCGGCGAGCGGACGATGACCCTGCACAACCTCTACCAGACAAGCAGAGGCGAGCAATTCATGGGCGACGCTTGCGGAACGAGGGACGCGGCCGATCGCGTTGCCGCAGCAGCATCAACATTGCCGGTTGTCCGCAGGATCGCAGTGGTTCGCGTTCACCCGAAGATGATGCTTGAAGCCACGGTGACGAAGCTGTGAGCGATGGGCGTAAAATAGGCGAGAATAGGGGCAACGCAGGCAAGGGCCGCCCGAAAGGCGCTGTCAACAAAACGACCGCGCTGATGAAGGAGGCTATCTCGGCGGTCTATGCCGACCTTCAGGCGAAACAGCAGGAGGAAAGCGGCGAGGACAATCCTAACGCGCACTTCCTGCAATGGGCCATCGACAATGCGACCGAGTTCTACAAGCTCGCGGCCAAGCTGCTTCCACTCCAGATCAATGGCGACCTGAACATCAGCTCCCACGAGCAGGCGCTTGATGCTCTGCGCTGAGATGATCGACCCCGAAGAGATCGCCGTTCGGCAGAAGCTCAAGGATGACTTCGAGCACTATGCCTCGCGCTGCCTGCATATTCGGACAAAGGCAGGAAAGGTCGAACCGCTCACGCTGAACAAGGCGCAGCTCCATATCCACGAGAAGCTTGAGGAACAGCGGCGCGCCACGGGGAAGGTTCGAGCGCTCGTCCTAAAGGGCCGGCAGATGGGCGCTTCGACCTACATCGGCGGGCGCTTCTACTGGCGCACTACGCACAGCAAGGGCAACAAGACCTTCATCCTCACGCATGAGCAGAAGGCAACCGACAATCTGTTCGAGATGGTCGAACGCTACCACGAGCATTGTCCGGCACTGGTCCGGCCGCAAACGGGCGCATCGAACGCCAAGGAATTGAACTTCCCGATCCTCGATAGCGGCTATCATGTCGGGACGGCGGGATCGAAGGCAGTTGGCCGATCAAGCACGTTGCAGATGTTCCACGGTTCTGAGGTTGCGTTCTGGCCGAATGCGTCGGCGCACTTTGCGGGAGTTGTCCAAGCGGTCGCCGATGAGCCTGAAACCGAGATCATACTTGAGTCCACCGCAAACGGCGTTGGCGGCGAGTTTCATGCGCGCTGGCAGCAGGCGGAAGCGGGGATTGGCGACTATCAGGCGATATTCGTGCCTTGGTATTGGGACAGCGGATATTCGCGGGATGCGATGGGCTTTGTCCCCGAGGAGGCAGAAAGCGAACTGGCGCAGATCTATGGCCTGACGAACGAACAGCTCGCATGGCGGCGAAACAAGATCGCCGAACTTGGTGACGAGACGCTGTTCAAGCAGGAATATCCGTCATCGGCGTCCGAGGCGTTCCAGATGACGGGCCACGACGGGTTTATTCGGCCCGAGGACGTGGTTCGCGCCCGCAAGAACAGCATTGATGGCATTGGGCCGCTCATCATCGGCGTCGATCCGAAGCGCGAGGGATCGGATCGCTTCTCGATTGCATGGCGGCGCGGGCGTCAGGTGTCGAAGGTCGAGAGCGACTCCTCGCCGATCGAGACGCTCGCCGCCGCATCGAAGCTCAAAGACATCATCGACCGCGACAATCCGGAGCGCGTGTTCATTGACGTTGGCGGCAACGGTGCTGGCATCCACGATGTTCTGGCCGGATGGGATGAGCGCTACCGCAAGATCGTTCGACTGGTGAACTTCGGCTCAGCTCCGTTCAACCCGCCGCCACGCGACAAGGACGGCAAGGAAATGGCGGGCTACCTGAACCGCCGCGCAGAGATGTGGGGGCTATCGCGCGACTGGCTCAAGCAGGAAGGCGGCGCGGACATTCCCGACCTGGATAGCCTTCAGACAGACGCCTGCGCCCCGGAGTATCACTATCACCCGGTCAGTCAGAAGCTCGTGCTGGAAAGCAAGGAGCACATGGCGAAGGTCCGCAAGGTTCGTTCGCCTGACGAATGGGACGCGATTGCGCTGACGTTCGCCGAGCCCGTGCGTGAGCGACCTATCGAAACGGCGCGACCGGCTACGCCGCAGTTCGCCGGTCGCCCTGGTGGATGGATGGCTGGGCGATGACGCAGCTCACATATTTCGACGGCGAGACGCTGCGCGATGCGGTGACGCGGGAGCCTGTCAAAATACTCAAGCCCGATATGTGCGGAAGCTTGAGCGATCACACTTGGTCAGACGGTTTCAGGCAAGGCGTCTCGGCGGCGATAGCTATAATTGAGGAGCGCGAGCGCCGTGTTCATCATGGCGCGGGCGGCGCGCTTCAGCCTGACCGCACGATCGCTGAGATCAAGGGCAAGCTGCTAGCATGATCGCGCTCCGCAATCCCGCCCGCGCGCATCTGCTGTCATCGGCATCGCGCAAGGTCATCGGCATGTGCCTTTACGGCGCGCTGTTCGCGGTTGGGTTCAGCGTTCGATGAACGTCACCGCCGAATATATCCATGCCGGTGAGTCCCCGCGCGTTCGCCTGAGCGCCGGGGAGCATCACGTCACATTCAACGCATCCGATCCCGACGCTTTCGACGCGGCATCCGAAATGCTGCTCGAACGCTGCGCGGGTTTTTCCAAACATGACATGCTTCTGGCGACGGTGAGCGTCGTCGAGGGCGTTGCAAGAAGGATGAAGCGCCGTGGCAACTGACTTCGCCAAGGACGTTCGCGAGCGCTGGGAAGCTGCGGAGCGCGCCGATCACGACAACCGAGAGGAAGCCGTGACCGACCTCAAGTTCGCGGCGGGCGAACAGTGGGACGAGCGGGTCCGCGCCTATCGCGAAGGGACTGGCGACGGCCCAAGTGCGGGTCCATTCCCGCTCCCGTGCCTCACCATCAACACCATTCCGCAGTTCGTCGGGCAGATCGTTGGCGACCGCCGCGCAAACCAGACTTCGATCAAGGTTCTTCCCCGCGAAGATGGCGATGTGAAGATCGCGGACGTGCGCTCCGAACTGATCCGTTCGATAGAGCTTCAGTCACGCGCTGACCGGGTTTACGCAAACACCTTCGAGGCGATGGTCACTTGCGGGCTCAGCAACTTCCGCATCGACCTGGATTACGCTTACGACGACGCATTCGAGCGCGACTTGTTCATTCGCGCAATCCCGAACCCGTTGGCTGTCCAGTGGGATCCATTTGCTGGCGACCCAACTGCGCGCGACGCGGAATGGTGTTTCGTGTCGGACATGATCCCAAAGGACGAGTTCAAGCGGCGCTTCAAGGACGCCAAGGAATCATCGCTCGACAGCGCCGACATGAAGGAGTCTGGCTGGATCAACGAAAACGGCGTGCGCGTCTCCGAATACTGGACGATGACAGAAAAGCCCGTGACCATCGCCCTGATGAACGACGGCAAGACGCTCGACATCTCGAAGATGAAGGAGCGCGAATACAAGGGGCGGATGTTCCTCGACCAATCCGGCAATCCGCGCATCCGCGAGACCAAGTGCAAATATGCTTCAATGGTGCTGACCAACGGGTTCGAGGAGTTGTCGGACCCGTTCGAGCTGAAGCTTCACCGCATTCCGATCATTCGCTGCTCGGGACGTGAGGTGTGGATCGGCGACAAGCGCGTGCGCTTCGGCCTGGTGCGCTTTGCCCGCGATCCGCAGCAGCTCAAGAACTTTTGGCGCTCGGTCGTTGCCGAGATGCTCCTGAAGGCTCCGAGGGCGAACTTCATCGCGCCAGCAGGAGCTATTGCAGGGCGTCAGGGCGATTGGACTGACGTTCTCGAATATAATCCCTTCGATGCCAGCGGCGCGCCGCTTCCGCCGCCGTCCGCCGTCACGAACAGCAATCTCGCCGCTTACATCAACGAAGCGCAGATGTGCTCGAACGACATGAAGGAAACCACCGGCATTCACGAGGCCGAGCTGGGCATGAGGTCGAACGAGACGAGCGGAGTGGCAATTCGTCAACGCCAGCAGCAGGGCGACCTCGCGACGATCATCTATCACGACAACATGAACGCGGCGATGCAGGAAGCCGGCGAGGTTCTCAACGCGCTCATCCCGATCGTTTACGATACAGCGCGCACGGTTCGCACGGTCGGTTCCGACGACGCGGTGAAGCTGGTCCGTGTCAACGATCCCAATGCTGACGAGCATATCGACCTTTCGGTTGGGCGGTATGACGTAACGGTTTCGACCGGCCCGACCTATGCGACGCGGCGGCAGGAGGCCGGGGCTCAGTTGATGGAGCTTTCGTCACGCGCGCCGCAGCTCCTCGAAGTGGCCGGCGACCTGATCGTGGATACGCTGGACATTCCGAACGGGGACAAGATCGCGGAGCGGGTGAAGCGCGGCATGGACCCATCCATCCTGGGGGACGACGCGAACGACAACCTGACCGACGAGGAAAAGGCGCAGAAGCAGCAGGCGGCGCAGCAGGCGCAACAGATGCAGCAGATGCAGGCCGCGCTGGCGATGCGCGCCGCGACGGCTGAGACGGAACTGAAGGAAGCGCAGACGGAAGAGGCGAAGGCGAGAGCCATGCTTTCCGCAGCGCAGGCCCGTCAGGCAATGATGGGCGGCGACACTGGCCCCGATCCCGTTGCGATCCGCAAGCTGGAGATCGACGGCTACAACGCTGAGACCAATCGCATCAAGGCGGTGACGGCCAAGGACTTCCCGCTTCCGCCCGAAGCGACGGCAATCCTCGCGCCGATCGTCACCCAGGCCGTCATCAACGCGCTGTCGTCGCCCGATGTTCTCCCGGCGCATGTCGCGGATCACATCTCGAAGGCCGCGCTGCGCGATGGCGTTGTGGACCGCGCACAGGCCGATGCGAATGTGCAGGGCGCAATCGACGCCGCGAACCAACCAGATGAACCCGAAGGGGAAATTGCAGCATGACCGACGCACAGCAGCCGATTCCCGAAGAGTCGCTTGAAGGCATCGAATATGTCGGAATGACCGACGAGCCGAAGCCCGATCCGAAGCCGGAAGATGACGACACGCTCGAACTCACTGAAGAGGACGAGGTTGCGGCACCGGATGAGGGCGAGCCGGAAGAGGCCAAGAAGCGCCACAAGTCGGCCAAGGAACGCATCGGCGAGCTGACGGCCAAGGCGCGTAGTGCCGAGCGTGAGCTTGAGACGGAGCGGGCACAGCGCGCCGAACTCGAACGCAGGATCGCCGCACTGGAAAGCGGCCACAAGCCCGACGTGCAGCAGCCCGCCGCATTACAACCGCCGAACCCGAACGACTATGAGTTCGGCGAGGATGATCCGAAATATGATCGCGACCTGATTCGTTACGAGCTGAAAAAGGAAATTGCCGACGAGCGGGCTGCGGCGACCGAAAAGGAAACCGAGGCAGCGAAGAAAGCCCGTGCCAAGGAAGTCGGCGACAAGCTCGATGCCGACTGGCAAACGATGCAGGCACGAGGCGCGGAGAAATATGAGGACTTCACCGACAAGGTAGGGTCGCTCAAGGTTGCCGAGCCGATCCTTGCGTTCGCAATTCAAGCCTCACCCGTTGGCGACGAGGCGGCTTACTATCTCGCCAGCAACCCGCACGAGGCTGAGCTGATCCAGGCACAGATTGCGGCCGGTGATGTTATCGGGGCCGCAAAGGCGTTCGGCGAGATCGAGGGCGCATCACTCGACGCGGCTCCCGTTCGTCCGACCAACGGCAATCCGCTTGATCTCGCATTGTATGCGGGCCGTCTCAAGGCGTTCAAGTCCAAGGAGGCCAAGCCCAAGGGCAAGCTCGCCACGGACGCGCCAGAACCGCCGTCGCAGCGCGTTCGCGGGGCGTCGGGACAGTTCGAGCCGGATTGGTCGGACGAGAACGCGGACTTGAGCAAGCTCGGGAAGCTGCTCGGGTGAACGAGTTCCGCGCCCGCATTCGCCGCGTTCGCATGAAGGGCGGCGGTGCGGACGTGCATATCGTTGAAGGCTTCACACCGCCACCGGACGGCGATGAGAGTGTTGAGGCCACGCTTTGCAGGACAGCTCGCGAGTATGTCGAGGACGGCTCGCTCGCCGCATTCATGCTTATCGGCTTTGCGCCTGACGGGCGCGTTCTCTTCAACTGGCGCTACACCGACGACTGCCCAATGGCGCGAACGCTGATGCCGTCATACATGGCCGAACTTGCGCGCCGCTATGTCGTCACGCGCGAAGAGGCGAGTGCTCGGTTTAAAGACATGTTCGAGTGGGTCGAGTGACTGACCATATCCGCCTTGTGACCGAAAACGGGCAACCGGCGCTTACAGTCGGCCCGCTCGCCGATGTTGGGAGCGAGGCGCGAGCATTTGCCGACGAAGTGGATGACGGACAGCTAGGCCGTGTGGATTCGGCAATCGTGATTACGGCGGGCACGCAGCTCGCAACCCATTATTGGGGCCACGGGATGGACCTGATTACCGCGATTGGCGTGCTTGAGGCGGCGAAACAGCACATCGTGCGGAAGATATTGGGCGAGGATTAGCCCCGCCGCATTTCACTAACCTTCCAGAGCCCCGTCCCCTGCTATAACCACGCCCACGCGGCGGCGAGCCTTACGGGAAGGCAACCCGCGAACCGCGCTTGAGAACCAGGGCAGCGCACCCCGCACCCGCGCCCCGGTGAGAACCGCCCTTCGAGGCGCTTTCGCTCAACAATCGGGCCTCTGAGCCCTGACGTGGGGATTTTCTTCAATGGCAACCGTAACCGTCAAGCAGTCGGCGCTTGTCCTCAACACCTTCATGGCGAAGCTCCAGAACGAGCTGGTCGCCGCCGATGTCGTGACTTGGAAAGAGCACGACGCGGAGATGGATGACCGCAACGGAATGCAGGTCATCGAGCAGGTCGGCCCGAAATACAAGATCACCCAGACCTCGAACGGCGTGAAGGACTTGTCCTCGGGCGTCGATGACAGCGTGTTCGGCTCGGAAATCTTCAAGATCACCGAGACCTTCAACGCGAACATGGGCTGGGGCGATTTCGTCAAGATTCGCGACGTTGGCGAGGCTCGTGAGAGCGAGGCGCTGATGGGTGCTGCGGCCGACATGGCGAACGCGATCGACGCCTACGTTCTCGGCGTCGCGGTCAAATGCTCGAACTCCTGGGTCGGCACGCTCGGCAACAACATCGACGACACTGACGAGGTTGTGACCGCCTACACTCGCCTCCGCGAGCAGGGCGTTCCCGACAGCGATCTTCGCGCCGTGATGAACTTCAAGGACCGTCAGGGCCTTGGCGATCAGGTGTTGAACCTTGCGGGTCCGGGCGAAGAGGCGGGCAAGGCGCTCCGCACCGGCTTCTCGGGCAATGTCGGCGGGGTTCCGACGCTGTTTACGCAGCAGCTCCCGTCGCTCACGATGGGCAGCCGCGCCGGCACCATCCTCGTCAACGGCGCGTCGCAGAACGTCAACTACAAGGACGTGGCGACTTCGGCGGCTCCGGGCCAGTATATGACCCAGACCATCGCGATCGACGGCCTCACCGGGGCCACCGACACGATCAAGGCCGGCGAAGTGTTCACCATCGCGGGCGTCTATGCCTACGACAACCGCAAGCAGGCTGCTCTGGACTACCTTCAGCAGTTCACGGTGGTTTCGGACGCGACTGCCGCGACCAACGCGGTTGCCGCTCTCCGCATCTTCCCGGCGATCATCGTTGCTGGTTCGGGATCGGGCGGCGACGTGAACGTGAACACCGCTCACGCGACTGTCTCGGCGGCTCCTGCCGACAATGCGGCGATCACCTTCCTCGGAACGGCGTCCACGGCTTACACGCCGCGCGCCATCATCCAGAAGCAGGCGGTCGTCGTGGATACTGCCCCGCTGATCCTCCCGGCGACCGGGACGGCAATGCGGCGCAAGCTCCAGAAGGTGCCGCTCTCGGTTCGCATGTGGCAGCACAGCGACTTTGCGACGGGCGCTCACAGCATCCGCTTCGACTGCGCGCTCACGGCCAACGTCCGCGACCGTATGCGCGTCTGCCGCTTCAACGGCTCGTAACGACAAGGCGGGGCGGCTTCGGTCGCCCCGTCGCTTCCCCATCAACATAAGGAACAGCGGGAATGCACACACGCGAAGTCTGGTCCCCGAAGGCGATGGACGCCAGCGGCGTTCTCATCGGGGAAACGGGAGGCGCGGTCGGCGGCTTCCTCTGCACCAGCTCTACCTCTGGCACGCTCCAGATCATCGCCGGCATCGCATCGGACGGCACGATCGACATCGTTGCGGAAATGTCGGTTACGGCGGGGACATACTACCGCCTCGGCTATTATTGTTCGGGCGGGGCTTACGCGGTCCTGACTTCCGCCGCCGGCACGTTCCAGGTCTAAGCCTGTGACGCTTGCCAGCGCGATCATCACCCGCGCATATCGGCGGACGAACATCATCCCTTTGGTCGCCACTCCATCAACGGCGCAGCAGACCGAAGCGCTCGACATGCTCAACCCGATCATCCTCTCGACGATCGGCTATGAGGCGGGGCAGGAGCTGCGCGACCTCAACATCGGCGGCGACTACGATCAGTCGCAATCCGTCGCGACGTGGGTTCCGGAGAATAGCCGGCTGATCCTCAATCTGTCGTCGGCGGAAACGCTCAACCTCGATCCTCAACCATATGAGGGTCAGCGGCTCGCCTTTGCCGACGCCGGAAACAATCTCGCTACCTATAACCTGACGCTAGACGGCAACGGACGCACCATCGAAGGCTCGGCAACCCTAACCCTTTCGACCGATGGCGACACGCGGCAATGGCTTTACCGCGCCGACACCGCGAATTGGGTGAAGATCAACACGCTCGCTGAGTCGGACGAGATGCCGCTGCCGAGTGAGTTCGATCCCTATTTCGTGGCGATGCTCGCGATGGAGCTGAACCCTTCATATGGGCTCGGGATGACGGCGGAATCGCAGGCCGTTCTCAGCCGCACGCGGGCGCAAATCCAGGCGCGCTACCGCAAGCCGATGCGCCGGAACGAGCCGATGCTTGGCCTGTTCCATCAGAGGCGGGGTTATTATTCCGAGACCAGCACGGCCTTCAACTTCGGGAGGCCGTAAGTGGCCCTGACCAGCATCCCGCTCGGCATCCGCTCATGGGTCCGCAATCGCGGCGACGAGCCCGCTTGGGTGCTCACCAACCTGTTCTTCGAAACCAACCCCGGCAACGGCTCGGAGCATAGCGCGCTGATCGAACGGCCAGCATTGGTCAACTTCCTCGAAGCCGGGGATGGACCGGGGCGGCGGCTCTATCGCCAACCGGGCTTTTCCAATGGCGACCTGTTCCACGTCTCGGGGACCGAACTTTACAATCATCACATGGAAGTGAACCGCACGGTCACTTCGACGCAGATCGTCGGCCTGATCGACGGCGACGGAACACCCGACATGGCCGCGACCTATGATTACCTGTTCATCACGGATGGGGTGACGCTGCAATACACCGATGGTTCGTCCGACCTGGTTGCAATCGACACGCCTGACGACATTCCAATGGTCAGCCTCGACGTGTTCGACACTTATGTGATGTGCGTCCAGAACAACTCGGATCGCTTCTACTGGATCAATCCCGGCGAGCTGACGATCGACCCTCTGAACTTCGCCACCGCCGAGAGACTACCGGATGCTGTGTTGCAGGTCCGCGCGGTCGGCGATGAGTTTTGGCTGTTGGGTGAAAAAAGCATCGAGCCGTGGCGGGCTACGGGAGACCCTGACGCGCCGTTCCAGCGGATCGAGGGACGCCGGTTCGACTTCGGCATCTTCGACGGGACCGCCGTTCGCCTTCCCGATAGCAGCGTCATCGCGGTTTCGGATCAGGGCACGGTTTACAATATCGCGGGACAGCCCGTGCCGATCAGCGATCCCTCGGTCGCCGAGTCCGTGCGCGACGCGATTTTCGCGGCAATCGAGGCGGGGGCGTAACATGAGACTTTGGGAGGACGGGTTCGATCATTACGGGACGGACCCCGACAATCTGCTCGACGGCTCGTATGCTGCGAGCGGTAGCGCCATATCGATCCTCCCCTCGACAGCCCAAGCGGCAACGGGGACGCACTCATTCTTCTTCGGCGGCACGGCGTTCAATGATTTTGGCGCGGGCACGCTTCGCAAGGTGCTGACCAATTCGGTAACGGGCCTCGGCAAAACATGCCGGGTTTACATGCCCGCCTTGCCGACGAGCACGGTATGTTTTCCCGTCATCATGGCGACCCCGACGGCGGCGACCAATCGCTACCACATTGCGGTCGGCATCGATACCAACGGAGCATTCAAGGTCTATCGCGGAATGTTCCTCGGCGGGTCGAGTTCTAGCCCCGGAACCCTGCTCTACACTAGCGATCCGCTCCTCGTCGCGGGCGCATGGAACCACATCGAAATCCAGATCGGCTACAGCGACACCGCAGGCTTCATCCGCATTGCCGTCAATGGAGTTCACAGGGTCGAGCAGACGGGATTGGACACGCTTTACAACGCCGACCCTGTGCTAAGCGATTCGACGTTCATCTACAGTTCTTCGAGCGCGACCTCGGGGACGTTCTACTTCGACGATTATATTCTTTACGATTTCACCGGGGACAGCGCGGTCGATACCGATTTCTGCCCGCAAATGGATGGGTCGAAGCCCACCAACTATATCGGCGAACTTCAAGTGTGGCCGCTGTTTCCCAATGGCGACACAGCGGAAGCCGATTGGGCAAAATCGACCGGGACAAGCGGCTACGCGCTGATCGACGAACCTTCGCCAGACGATGCCGATTACATCTCCTCTTCGGCCGCCGCCGACCTTTCCGAGTTCGACCTTGAGGACTTGCCGGAAGAGATCACATACATTCGCGGGCTCGGCATCCACCAAAGGCTGAGCAAGTCGGATTCCGGCGCGGCGTTCACCAAGGCGGGCATGAAGTCCGTTGCCGCCACGACTGATGCCGACGAGCGGCCCATCACGGTAGCGCCGACCTACTGGCGCGACACTGTTGACGTTGACCCCAATTCATCGGCGCGATGGACGCGCGACAGTCTAAACGCGGCGTGGCTGCGTATGACGCGGAGTGTGTGAGGTTGTGCCGTGACCGACGCCCGACTGACCCAGGCGGTCGTTTATGCGCTGGCCGCCCAGCCGGCGGCGGAAGCGCGCCTATCGCAAGCGCCCGTGCTCGCCGTCTCGGCTGGCGAAACCTCGACCGGACTTCCGGTCTATGTGCATCAGGTCGTCGCCTATGCCCTGGTCAGGAGCAATCGTGACCGCATGGACCTGAGAGCATGGCCTTTGCTGCAAGACGATCATGTGTTCTACGGCCTCCAGCTCGGGAGCGCCGGCACCATCGTCGTTGACCGCCTCACCGGGCAATGGACGCGGTGGAAGTCGCCTGACCAGGCATATCTCCGCGTCAACGATGCCGTGGATTGGGAGGGCTACAACCTCGGCTGCGATACCGAAAGCGGGATCGTGTGGAAGTTCGACCCCACGGGGCGGCTCGACAATGGCGATACGCCAATCACTTCGCAGGTGACGGGGCAGGTGACGGTAAGGATGCGACAGGCTCGCCCCTGCTACATGGCCGAGCTTGCGGTGAGTGAAGCCGAGCCCTCGGCTGCGGGAACGACGATCAGCTTGAGGACGAGCGATGACGGCGGCGCGAGCTATGTGAACCACGGTTCGGTCACGGCGGAAGCGACCGGCACATCAACGCTGTTCCGCTGGTATGGGCTTGGGCTGATGACCGCGCCGGGGCGGATATTCGAGATAATTTCAACTGGATATTGCCGTCGCATTGACGGATTCGATTGCGAGCTTGGCGATGGCTAGCACGCAACTTTCGCCGCTTCATCACAACGTCCCGATTGTCGATCCCGAGACCGGCAACCCGACGCCGTTTTTCCAGCAGATGATCCAGCAGCTCCTGAATGAAAAAGGGGTGACGGACGATCTTGCCGATGGCGCGATACAGCCTGGAACGGTGACGACAAGCGGCCTCACAGCGGCGGCACAACGGCTGCTCGGTAACAAGGAATCGACGGCCGGCGCAATCGAGGAGCTGACGCTTTCACAGGCGCTCGACCTGATCGGCTCGGCCGCTCGGGGTGATCTTCTGTTTCGCGGAGCAGCGGGGTGGCAGAGGCTTGCGGCGGGGACCAGCGGACAGTTCCTCAAGACGCTAGGCGCCGGGGCTGACCCGGCATGGGATACGGCGGGAGGGGGGAGCGGTTGGGAGCTCGCCGGCTCGTGGGACCAGTCGATCGACGGCAACAAGACGAATATCGACTTCACGGGGCTCGGGGGCGCCCAAGACATCCTGCTGATCGTCCGCAACGTGACTCAATCGGTGTCAGGGCAGGTGGCTGCCCGCGTCAGCGTGGACGACGGGGCGTCGTTCTTCAGCACTTCCGGCAACTATGTGATCCCGACCACTGCCGGTGTCGAATCCAACAGCTCGGCGATGCTCGAATTCTTCACACCAGGGGCGACGGCGGCCAGGACGGGCGCGGCCATGATCCAGGCGGCCAATGTGAACGGCAGCCTGAAGGCGGGGCTTAACATCACGTCTTGCGCCAACCATCGCATCTTCGTCGGGTCAACCTCACCCATCAACGCGGTGCGGGTTTACTCCTCCGGCGACGGCACGATCGGCGGTGCCGGAGGGAAGATTTATTGCCTGGTCAGAAGGTAGCGGTCGTCCGGATGAGTCCGACGCGGCGCTCGATGACGGCGCGCCGAGGAAAGCGCTCTGCGATCGCTTGCCAGCATCGCTCCATGTCATCCGAGAAATTGATGTCGTCGAACAGGATATATCCGCCCGGTTTCATCGTCGGGAGCAATGTCGAGAGTTGCTTGAACACCCATTCGGAACGGTGGACGCCGTCCACGAATGCGATGTCAGCCTTTACGGACGTATGTAATTGATAACCCGTTCATTTGATATCGAGACTGCAAGAAATGCAGCGGCTAATGAAAGGCAATCCAGATAATCACCGCCCATAGGGGGATGCTCAGGATCACGCCGAGGACGTAGCCCTTGAAGAAGCGTGAGCCGACATGCTCCTGACGGGGGACAAAGGACTTGGGCATGGTCAGCAGACTCTCCTGTAGGAGCGGAGACGGGTGCTCTGACGCCACAAGCCGTAGCAACGGAGATACCCCGGCGGCATAAGAGCGGCGGCCGTGGAGCCGAGGACGGGGCGATGATCGACGATCAGCAGGTCAGGCCGCTTCGCCAGATCGGGTGCGACGATCCGGCGGGCATCAGGAAGAAGCGCGGGGTTCCTGATGACGGCATTGACCTGCCAGGTGGAGAACTGGTGCAAGCCCCATCGAAAGCCATGCTCCTCGACCATCGGCCATGCCGCCGATGGGTTGGAAGCGAGGACGATCACCGACGAACCGCGAGGGATGCCGGCGAAGTGGAACTCGGCTTCCGCGCGCCACGGGTTCACATAGAAGCCGAACGGCCAGCAGCAGAGGACCACCGTGCCGACGAGCAGCCCGTCCGCCCAGGGAGAGTCCCGAAGGCGCACGAGTTCGACGATGGCGGCCAAGGCAAGCAACCCGCGCGCCGGCAAGGAATGATAGGCAAAGCCCTTGTCCTGGATCAGCACGGCAGGGACGAACGCGAGCGAGGCGAGCACGAGCGCCCGCGTCTCGATTGATCCCTTTCGCCGTCCGCCCCACGCGCCGGCAGCGGCAAGGACGAAGGCGGCGGCGAGCATGATATAGTTCGGATGGGCCTGCCCGAATGCGCCGTAGAAGCGCATGACGATCGGTAGCGCGACCATGAAGTAGGCGGGTGCGAAGATTGGGATGGCGGCGGCATAGGCCAGCCCGCCAAGGGCCAGCGTCACGGTCTCAGCGCGGACGTGGCCGCCACGGTGGACGAGCAGCTCCAGCGCGAGCGGCACGAGCAGGAAGTGCGGCTTGAGGCAGATGCCGAGTGCGGCGAGCAGTCCAACCAGGACCGGGAAGCGCGGAGTTTCGCGGCGGGCGCGCGTGGCGACAGCGAAAACATACGGGATGGTGGCAAGAAGGGTGAAGTGCTCGCGCTGGCCGAAGTCATGGAGCGGGACCAGAAGTATAACGGCGGCGGCTGGCAGCCTGAACCGTGGCGGGGTCAGGAACAGAGAGACAGCCATCGTCGCAATGAAGAAGCCGATGACGGTCAGGCGCGGGTCTGCCCCAAGCGCGGCGAGCGGCTCGGCTATCCAGAACCACAGCGGCGGATTGACCTCGATGATATCGAGGTAAAGCTCGGCACCGCCAAGCATCTGTCGCCCTAGCCATATCTGCCAGATAGCATCGTGGGTGATGGGAAGCAGGAAGAGTGCCGGAGCGCCGAGTGCCAACACAACCCACGGCAGCCAGAACGCACGAACCGGCGGTGCGCTGACGATCGGTTCGTGCTTCACTCTGCCCCCAACTCCAGAACGCCGAGCGAGCCTAACGACAATTTAATGCTGCTGCAAAGGCATAAGCGCGAACCTAAATCACTTCATCGCCGTGCTACCGTGCCGGAATGAGCCATTTCGACCCGCAAACACCGGAAGAGACCGCTGCCCGTCTTGCAGACATTCGGACGAAGCTCGCCACGCGCACCAACCGCGACGGCACGCCCAAGGCGGGCTTCAAGGCCAATGTCGAAGCGGTCAAAGCGGAAATCGCACGGCTGGAAGCGCTACAGGGTGACGCCGCTTAGGGTCACTGAGCCGATAGAGCTTGCATCGCTCCTAGCGGCAAATGTCCCGAAGGAATGGCGTGACAAGCCTTTCTCAGCGACACACTGGCTTAGCGATCCGCGCAACATCGCATTACGCATCGGTCCCGACCTGAGCATGTTCGACCATCTCGGGCCGAATATCTACATGGGTCATAGCTGGTTTGCGACGCGAGGAAGAACGGCACTGGCGCACGGGCGGGCAATGCTTGACGCGATGTTCCATGATTACGGGGCCGAGCTGATCCGAGGGGAAACACCGGAAACGAAACCCGCCGCGCTGATGTTCGCGAAGCTGTTGGGATTCACCGTCACCGGAGAGGCAATCCGACCCATCGGGAAAGTGACGCTGAGCGAGCTGCGTTTCACTAACCTTCCTGCCCTCAAGTCTGTGGCATAAGCAGATATTCGCTCGCCTCGCCCGAGGCTTCTGAGCGCTCCACCGTTGGCATTCGGAGCGACCCTTGGGCGACATCTTCCACAAGATTTTCGGCGGTTCCAGCTCGAAGCAAAAGAGCGAAAGCGGCAACCTCGCTTATCCGCAGATCACACAGGATTTCGGCAGTTCGTCGGGACAGTTCGGCGACGTTACCGGAAGCCTCGGCAATATCCTCGGTCTCGGCACCGACGATCCGCTCCAGTCCTTTTACGACAAGGGCGGCGGCGACTTCCTTCTGAACCAGGGGCTCGACGGGCTCACCAACCGCTACGCTTCTCTAGGATTGTCGCGTTCCGGCGCGGCGATGAAGGGGATGGAGAAGTTTCGCGAGGGGCTCGCGTCCACTTACCTCAACGATTATCTCGGGCATCTGTCTGACCTCGCCAAGCTCGACCTCGGCGCGGGCGGCCTCATTTCCGACGCCGGCCAATACTCGAAGGGTTCGGGCAAGAGCGACAGCGAGACCGGCAACTTCGGCAAGTTCCTCGGCGCGCTGATGGCGTGCGACCGCCGCCTCAAGACGAACGTGGAACGGGTGGCGACGCTTCCCGATGGGCTCCCGATTTACGCCTTCGGTTATGTTGAAGGGCACGGACTTCCCGAAGGCCGTCACGCTGGCCCGATGGCGGATGAAGTCGCCGAATACCAGCCTTGGGCGCTCGGCCCCGAAATCGAGGGGTATCAGACGATCATCCCCGCGCTTCTCAACGTCGAGCCCGATCCAGCTCAAGTCGCGAGGTTCATGTAATGGGCGATATCTTCAGCAGCCTCGGAACCGCAATGCAGGCGGGCGGCGCACCGACGCCTTCTGACGGCAGCACGATGGGCAATGTCGGCTCTGCTCTCCAGCAGGCGATGAACCAGGCTCCCCCGCCTCCCCAGGCACAGCAGTTCGATCCCAATTACGGCATTCAGCAGCGCCCGCGAACCTTCGGCGAGTTCATTCAGGCCATGCTTCAGAGCATCCGCTAGATGTTCTCGCTTTCGGACGCATTCTCTGCGTTTCAACCCGAAGCGCCGAACGTTCCCGATGGAAGCGGGATTGCGGACGCACTCGCGCGCAACGCACAGCTCGGGCAAATTCGCAGCGTCATCGGCGAGGCGATGCAGCAGGCCGCGCCTGTCCAGATAGCGCAGCAGCAATCTCCACAGCGGCGCGGCGGGCTCGGCAACATTCTCGGCCGCATTGGCGATGCGCTGCTTGTCGCGAACGGCGGCGAGCCGGCTTACGCCAACAAGCTCAAGGCTCGCGAGATGGGCGGGGCCGTCGCCAACTATCTCGGCAACACCGACGCGATCCTCGCATCCATTTTCCAGCAAGACCCGCAAGCCGGTCTCGCGCTCTACAAGATGAAGCACCCGGAAGCCGCGCAGGCTCCCGACATCATCCGTGAGATGACGGCGGCTGGCATTGATCCCGCTTCCGACGAGGGCAAGGCGATCATTCGCGGGCATCTCACCAAGGACGGGGCCGCAGAGCCCAACTTCGTTCGTGAATTGCAGGCGCTCGGTATCGATCCACACTCTCCGCAGGCATTGGAGCTTTACTACGGCCGCAATTCCCCGGCGGGCTATCTGCTGAAACCGCCTTCGGTCGGCGCAACCCCGGCTCAGTCGGTTCCCGTGGTCAACACCGAGGAAGAGTATAACGCGCTTCCCGCCGGCACGCGCTACCGGGATTCGCAGGGCAACATCGGCATCAAGGGAGGTGCGACGGCTTCAACCCCGTCGCATGGCTTTTGATAGTCTGATGGACGCTGTGATCCAGCAGGAAAGCCACGGCAACGGAACCGCCGTGAGCCCGAAAGGCGCATTGGGCTCGACGCAGCTCATGCCGGGAACCGCGAAGGAAATGGCGACCAAGCTGGGCTTGCCGTTTCGGCCCGACATGCTGCGCTCGAACGATCCCGGCGCTCTGAAATACCAGCGGGCGTTGGCCTCAGCCTATCTCCGCGAAGGGCTGGAAAGGACCGGCAACATCACTGACGCGCTGCATTACTACCACGGCGGGCCTGACCGCTCGCAGTGGGGGCCGCTGACCCGCGCCTACGCCAACGAAGTCCTTGCGAGGCTCCAGTAATGGCCGGCCCGTTCACCGTCCCCGACAGCGACCGGATCGACCTCACTCCCCCTACGGGAATGACAATCGAGCCGTTGCCCGAAAAGCCCAGGCAGCCGACGCCGCAAACCCCGGCACAGGCGGCCAAGGACGAGCTTGAAGTCGAGAAGCTGCGGCGTGACCTCGCAAAGACACCCGAAACCGATCCGGCGCTGGCGCAGTCGATCAAGGGCCTCGGCCTCGACGAATGGCTTACCAACGTCACTCGCGCCCGCAAGCAGATCGACACGGGCTTTGCGACGGGCGTTCTCGGCTCGCTCGCCGGTCATTTCCCCGGCACGCCGCGCAAGGACTTCCTCGGCGCGCTTGAGGGCATCAAGGGCGCGTCCATTCTCGAAAAGCTCCAGGCGCTGCGCGAGCAAAGCAAGACCGGCGCATCTGGAATGGGGTCGCTGACCGAGCAGGAAGGCGAGCGGCTCGCCAACTCCATCGCGTCTCTCAGCCCCGACATGAGCGCCGACGAACTCAAGACGAGCCTCGATATTGTCGAGCGCCACGCGAAGGCGCTGAAGGCGATTGGCGAGGGCAAGAACCCGACCGATCCGGAAGTGCAAAAGGAATACGGGATTGCCCCGCTTCCCGATGCAAAACCGGCCATCGATCCGAACCCGATCGCACGCGGTGGCGACGGCGAGCAGGGACCGACGCTCACCCCGTCTGCCGGTCAAACCCGCGCTGTCATCGATCCCAAACAGCAGGAGCTTGGCAACAAGATTGCCTCCCTGATGAGCAAGGGAGCGGATCGCAACACGATCCTTGGCTTTGCGGTTCGCGCGTCTCCCAAGCTCCGCACCGATCCGAAGTTCCGCGCTTGGGTCGATCAGGCTTTGGCGTATCGGCAAAAGCACCCCGGCGCGAAGTTCGGTGTCGATCCGACATTCTACACGACAGACGTTCCGCTTTCCGCTGGCGAGCAGGTTGCGAACGACATCGCCCAGAGCGCTCCCGGCGCGGCGATCATGGAAGCCGGCAACGCGGCGACCGCTGGATTGGTCGGGCCGCTTACCGGCAAGACGGACGAGATCAACCGCGCACTTGGCGTTGCGGAACAGCAGCACCCCAACGCCTCTCTTGCGGGAACGCTTGCCGGCGGCGCGACCGCTGCCCTTGGCCTCGAAAGCGTCCTTGGCAAGCTCGGCATGGCACCGGGGCTTCTGAGAGGCGCTCTTGCCGACAGCGCTTACGGTGGAGCCGCCGGTGGCGCGACGGGCGACCAAAGCACGGCAGCGAATATCCTCAACGGAGCACTCGTCGGGGCTGGCGGAAGTCTCGCCGGCCAAGCCTTGCTGAAGGTTCCCGGCGCACTCGCCAGGGGGGTGACTTCGCCGACGATCAACGCGGTCGCAAAGGAAGAAGTGCCGCTCACCATCGGGCAGGCGCTTAGTCAGTCGGGAACGGCGGGCAAGGCCCTGAAGAGCGCCGAGGACCGTCTGAGCGGAATCCCCATCGTCGGCGATGCGATCAACGCTCGCCGAATCGAGGGATTGCAGAAGATGAACAGCCGCGCGTTCGACCGCGCGCTTGAGCCGATCAAGGGCAATGCCGGCGGCAAGTTCGGCGAAGAGGCTGTCGCGGACGCACAGGCGCAAGTCGGGCAGGCGTTCCAGAAAGCGTTGGGCGGCAAGGTCGCGTCGGTCGATCATCCGTTCATCGCGGAAGCGACGCAGGCGCAGCGGGCGATCCAGAAGCTCCCACCGAGCGTCGCACCTGACGTTCAGAACCTCGTGGACTCCGCGATCAACGATTATGTCGATCCCGCCACGCTCAGCGTTCGCGGCGAGGACGTTCAGCCGCTTCTTCAAGAGCTGGAGGGCATCAAGTCCTCCTACTATTCACAGAAGCACCCGGCTCAGAAGCGCATCGGCGATGCCGTCGATAAGATGATCGATGCGGTCGAGGGCATTTTCCAGCGCCAGCACCCCGGAACCATCGCCGATTATGACGCGGCCAAAAAGGCGTTCAAGCGCGTCTCGACGCTGGAGAATGCGGTCCTTGCCGCCAAGAACACGTCACAGGACGGCAACGCGCTGTTCACGTCCGCGCAGCTCGGCACCGCCGACAAGGCGAACACGATCAAATATGGCGGGCGGCACGCGGCTGCGGCCGGCAAGAGCGAGTTCCACGATTTCCAGCGCAACATGCAGGAAGTCTTGCCGAGCAAGGTTCCCGACAGCGGCACGGCGGGGCGGCTTGTGCTCCCGGCGCTCGCCATCGGAGCCGGAACCGGAGCGGGCGCGGGAAGCGGATATACCGGCACTGGCCTGACGCTCGGCGGGCTGATCGCGCTTGCCTATACCAAGGCGGGCCAACGGGCGCTTGTCGGAAGCATCACGGGGCGCGGGCCGGCAGCTCAGGCGGTCGGCAAGGCGCTCGGCAAGGCTGGCAGGGTTACGGGCGCGGTAGGCGCTCAGGCGGCTTTGGCGAAGCCCCATGACTAGATTTCCCGAACCACTTGTAGAGCGGTCCATTGGGGTTAGCGGGGATCAGGTCTTTGCCGGTGACGAGCTTGTAACCGCCCTGGATAGCCGCTGCCAAAGCGGTGCTCAGGAATATCTCAAGGGAAGTCATCGCGCCCTTCATACCACTCCGATCCGCGAAGTGGAACCATAACCATGAGCGGGGGGAAGTTGCGTGCATGACCATCGCATCCTTGATACGGGGGCGGCGGCTTTTGCCGTAATCGCCGGGATCAGTTTCTGGCAGGGCATCGCCTTGGCGGTGACAATCCTTGCCGGCCTGATCTCGATTACGCTCGGCGCAATCCGCATCCACGACCGCCTCAGATACGGGCCTTCGCGATGAGCCGCGAAGAGGCAATCCGCGATGCCGTGCTCCGGTTTCAGGAGCGTTACTCACCGCAGTTCCCGCTCGCAGTCGAAGCGCTCCGCAATGCCGAGCGCGTGTGGAACGAGGCGATTGCCGAGCCGATCCCCGAAAAGATTGCAAGCGTGCTGCGGAGGCTCGCGTGAATGGGGTGGATCGGCGCGCTTCTGGCTCCACGCGCCTACACGCCAAGGCCGGGGGGCGCTGTGAGCGCCGTTGACGACATGCTCGACGCACTCCTGAAGCGCGAGGGGGGCTATGTTAATTCTCCCTACGACAAGGGCGGCCCCACCAATTTCGGCATTACGCAGCAGACCGCGAAAGCCTTTGGCTACACCGGGGATATGCGCCTGCTCACCCGCGACAAGGCGCTGGAAATCTATCGCCAGCAATACTGGATCGATCCCAAGTTCTACGATGTGAGCCTTCGCTACCAGAGGCTCGCCGAAAAGCTGTTCGACTGCGGCGTCAACATGGGGCCGAAGGTCGCAACGCGGTTCCTGCAAAGGGCATTGAACGGCCTTAACCGTGGGGCCTCGGGCTATCCCGACATGATCGAGGACGGCCAGATCGGGCATCTCACGCTGTCGGCTTTGGACGCATACAAGCAGCAGCGCGGGGACGCCGGGGAGCAGGTTCTTCTCAAGCTCGTCAACGGCCAGCAGGCGGTGCGCTACCTGGAGATTTGCGAGCGCGACCATAACCAAGAGCAGTTTCTTTATGGCTGGGCGGCAAACCGGCTGGAGCTGGTGCATTGATCCCGCCCTCCACCTTCGCGGAGAGCGAGCGCCGCTATTTCGGGCGGTGGATGATCGGGGCCGGGGTTTGTTACGGCATCGCCGCAATCGCCGCCGGCTCCCTGATCGTGTGGGGCAACTGGCCTCCTGAACTCGCCAAGCTGCGTCTCATCGCTTTGTGGAGCGCGATGGGCGGGGCCGTGCTCGGCTCAATAGCGGTCACGATTGCGATGGCTGTCGGCGGGCCGGTGGGGCGGTTCTCAGTTCGAGCGGGAAAAGACGGAGCCGAGCTTTCGGCAGAAGGGGACGGCAATGCTGCGTAGTGGAATCCTCGCGCTGGCATTGGCCGCGCCGCAACCTGTCTATTCACCTATCTCGTTCGTCCAGTATCCGATGGTGCACCGGGTCGATTGCGCGGAAGGGCGGGGCACAGCGTTCCGGGCCGGGGCAAACCACTGGATCAGTGTCGCACATGTAACCGCGATGCACAATTGCAGGATCGACGGCGCACCGATCACCGTGACCGAGCAGGACGGGGTGAACGACTTCTCCCGCCTCGACACGGCAACCGGCGCTCCCAACGGGTTCAGGATCAACTGTCACGGCTTCGTTCCGGGGCAATGGTATTGGGCGGTCGGCCATGCGGGGGGCGCACCGTGGCAGACCGCGCTCGCGGTTTATGCGACCTATGCCAAGGCCCCTGATGGCAAGCGCGTCCTGATCGGCCCCAACGATTTCATTCCGGGAATGAGCGGCGGGCCTGTGATGAACGAGGCCGGCGAGGTTGTCGGCACGGTCAATGCCTATGTGCCGGGGACGCCGATCAGCCTTTCGAGGGAATTAAAGGACACAAGCGCTTGCGGGGCGGACATTGCTTAGCGCGCTCTGGCTTCTGGCGGGGCGAGCAGGTTCAGCCGCGCTCACCTGGTTATCGCACCGGAGCTTCTGGCAGCTCGTCTGTATCGGGCTCTGCGCCATACTTGTATTGCAGCGCTTTCAGCTCGCCGACGCACGCCACGACCGCGATGCATGGCACCGGCAATATGACACGGTGCACGCGCAGCTTGAGGCGATCTCGTCAAAGCGGAACGAACAGAAGGTCGAGACGCAAGAGCGGATCAAGGTGGTCACGCGCACCATCCATGACGCGGACGGGAAAGCGAAAGAGGTAGAGACACAGCCTCTACCGGAACAGTGCCACGGGGTTACGCCGAGCGGGGTAAGGGGCGCGGACCTGTGAGTGGTTGCGGCACCGACTTTGAGACGCCCGCCGCTCGTGAAGCTTCGCCGCCAGCGGGACACGTATTCGGCTCACTCGAAGCGCGTTCCTCAGAACCGCCGCAACCAACTACTGCGCTACCACAAAAAGCTGCCAATAACAAGCGGATTGCGCTATGAGGATGCCTGCAGAAAACACGCTTCCGCGGCCGGGGGAAAACCTGAAAAAAGCGCGGATTTGCGCCAATTTGAAGCCTGCAGGAATTGTTCTCGCGGCCGCTCTCGCCCTAACCGGCTGCGCTCACACGCGGTTCGTGCAAACTTACTGCCTGACCCGCGCTCAATACGAGCAGCTCAAGGCGCAACAGCCGCCCAAGGTTCACGGGTCACTCACCGGCCAAGCCGACCGCGACACGCAAATCCTCGCGGGAAGTCTGATTAGAGTTCGCGCCTATAGCGACGGCCTTTTGACCATTCTCGCCGGCTGCGTCGAGAGCAGTCCGAAGTGAACATCTTCGCCGAGCTTCAACTGCCCCATGCCGATGAGCTCAAGGCGTTGGCCGAGATGAAGCTGCGCGGCCTGTTCCCGCACGTCTCATGGCCGGAACTGTGCGCGTTGCTCACAGGCCACTGCAAGCGCTGCAAGGGATGGGGCGAACAAGACCCGCACACCTATCGGGTCAGTCCATGCCCTGAATGTGCGAATACGGAAGCTGCGCCTCAATAGGGCGCGAGCGGGGGACTTCATGTGCTTTCAGCCGAACAGCTCAAGCCGGTATATGAGCGCAACGGGCGCAACGCCCAGCGCACCGCCGACGAACTCGGCATCGCCGCCAGCACGCTAAAGGGCTGGCCATCATACCGGGAAATCCGAAGCCCGTTCATCGTCACCGGGCGAACCACCCTCACCAATCTACAGACCGGCGAGCAGGTTCTTCAGTGGGAGCGCGAAAGCCTAGACCGGGAGCGGGAAGAGGAAGCCCGCCGCGCCGCCTTTGAAGCGCTCGCCGCCGAGCTTCCCCGAGTTCCCCCCTCGCAAGCGCCCCGCGCATCTGAGGCGCTCTTGGCGACCGTCTACACCCTGACGGACTGCCATGTCGGCGCACTCGCCTGGAAACAGGAAGGCGGCGACGATTGGGATTTGACGATCGCCGAAGAAACGCTGCTCGGCTGCTTCCTTCATATGATTCAGACCTCGCCGGCCTCTGAGCTAGCCGTTGTCAACCAGCTCGGCGACTTCCTGCACTTCGATGGCTTGAGCGCAGTCACCCCAACATCGGGTCATTTGCTCGACGCAGACAGCCGGTTCGACAAGGTTGTTCAGGTCGCGATCCGCATTTTGCGGCGAGTGGTCGATATGGCGCTCGCAAAGCACTCCCGCGTTCATGTGATTCTCGCGGAAGGCAACCACGATCTCGCTTCATCGGTGTGGCTGCGTCAGATGTTCGCAGCCCTCTATGAGAAAGAGCCTCGGGTTACGGTCGATCAGTCGCCGCTTCCATATTACGCTGTGGAGTGGGGCAAGACGCTGCTCTGCTTTCACCACGGCCACCTGAAAAAGAACGATCAACTGCCGTTGCTGTTCGCGGCTCAGTTCGCTCCGCAATGGGGTCGAACGACGAAGCGTTACTGCCACACCGGCCACCGTCACCACCTGGAGGAGAAAGAGCACTCCGGGATGATCGTTCTCCAGCATCCGACATTGGCAGCCCGTGACGCTTACGCGGCGCGCGGGGGGTGGCATTCCCTCCGGTCAGCAACAGCCGTGACCTATCATAAGGCTTTCGGCGAAGTCTGGCGGACGAACGCCTCACCGGACATGTTGCAAGCGGCCTGAAATCATGCTACGCAGTGCCATGTTTGCGGGTGTCGGTCAAGCGGCGTGGTGGCCTAACCCGCACCCGCTTTCGGGCGATCCAATCGAAATGCTGACCTTCACGCCGCTGGAGAAACCTGTGAGCGACATTCAGGCCACCTTGAACGAGCGCGGCTCTCGCTACGGCAGCTTCGCCGACCAGGGGCGGATCGAGCAGAACATCAAGAGGGCAATGCAGGATAGTCCGAATTGGGAAGCGCTGCCCGACGACAGCAAAAGTGCGCTGGAGATGATCGCGACCAAGGTTTCGCGCATCCTGAAGGGCGATCCCGAATATGACGATAGCTGGCGGGACATCGCCGGTTACGCCGCGCTGATCGTCAATCGCCTAGCCGCGTGATGCACCTAGCTCTGATCTTCGGAGCCGGTTATGCCAGCGTGTTTCTGCTCGGCTTTCAGAGCCGTTGTGTGAACCACGGGAACTTCGCGCTGGCTGCCGGCGGGAGCTTCCTGATAGCCATGATGCAGACGACGCTTTGGGGCGCGCTGTTCCGCGATTTGAGCTGGAGCGCGGCGCTCACCTATGGGCTAAGCGGGGCGGCGGGAATCACATCCTCTATGTATGTCCACAAGCGGCTCACGAAGAAGCCGGCTATCTCCTGAACAAGCGGAAGAGATAGGGCTTATACTGTGGCAGATGGGGCGGAGGGCCAAGAGGGGTTAGCGCGATCATCGTCAGCTTCGGGATTGCGGAGGGCGGCGAGCAATTCGCGCACATCTGGCCGTAGCTGCTCCGCTCGGATCATGTAGCTGTTCGTCTCATTGGCGAAGATCGTGAGACGGCCAAGCGCGGTGCTTTCGTCCAGCACCCTCTCTCGCGATAATTTGTCATGGGGCATCAGGACTGTCCTTCCCACTGAGGGCTGCGCGGGCTATTTGCGTCGTTCAAACTGCATTGCGTTTAGCCCGGAGGGGCCGTCACCGCCGCTGGCGGGAACGCCGAACAACATACAGACGATCTCGTTCCTCCTCGGGAGTGTCCTCATTCACCTCAACGCCGCGCGCATTGACAACTTTGCGCTTGATCCGCTCCACCAGCTCCTCATCTTTCCCGAGATGCAATCGCCTCGCGAAGAAACTTGCGCCACCAATAGGGCCGGCCAGAATCTCCTTCGCCGAACCATTTGCCGTCGATTGATCCGGTGCCGAGCAGGAAAGCGTGAACCTCTTCCAGTGTCGGCAGCTCTGTCACGCTCGGGGGCCGCTCTCTGTCAGGCACAAGTCCCGCGAGCCGCGCCTGGGGAATACTCATCATCGCTTCTCCTTCAGCTCCGTCACGCTCGGGGATTGCTCTTTGTCAGGCATGGTTATGCCTCCATGAAACGCGGACGGGGGCAGTGACCGAGAATATCGTGCGCCTGATATTCGTTGCCGCAAATACGGCAGCGACGCCGCGCATCATCTTCCGACATACTACATAGCGGGCATTCGCAATCTTCGCTGTGACCCGCGAGTGAACGCCTTTTCATCATTCCTCTCCCTGCTCTCGGTCGCCTCGAAGGGCGGTGCGGTCCTCTAGGTGGTTCCGAATTGCGTCGCGCATGATGAACAACGGTTCGGACCGCCGGCTGTCGATCGCTTCGAGCGCCTGTTTCAGAAGCGAGGCTTGCCGCGCATTCTCCGCCACCAGTCCAGCGCATCCCGCTTCGAGAGCGGCGACCGTGTGGCAAACGAGCGCTTTTTCGTGCGTGGCGAGCGAAGTCCATGGCACCCGCGTCGGCAAGTTCGTCCAGACCATTTCGGCACGCGCTACTGTCTCGCCGCTCATCCCGCTGTCGCAAGGCTTCAGCGCATCTTCGGATCGTTCAGTCATGTTAGGAGTCTCCCGATGGAGGTTGGGCGATGCCGTTCCGGCCCGCGCTGTCGTCCTTCGGATCGGGCCGCTCTTCGGCGTCCCGCCCCTGTCGGGCTTCCATCGCTATCGCGCCAACCAGCGCATCGAGCGATGAAGCGTGCAGGCGGCAGAAGCCGACCGGCGTGTCGGGATACCATTGGATACTCCACACGCTGTTGGTCGCCAGCGCCTTATCGCGCTCAGCCTCAGAAACCCAATCTTCGGCGGGGTAGTCGCCGTCGTGCGCCCATTGCTGGGCGGTCATATAGTTGCAAGCGTGGTCATCGTTGAAGCTGATCGTGAGTGATGAAAACAGACCGCGCAGGAGCGATCGTAGTAAAGCCTCAATGCGCGCCGGATCGAAACCCAAAGGGCCATCGACGCCAGAGGCGGCGTGGCGCGAAGCGTGAGAGCCGGTTTCCGCGACAGCGGACGCGCCCATATCCTGTCGTTCACTCACTATTAGTCTCCTGAGTAGCGCGAGCGCGGGAGAGGGCTGCGTCGTTCTTCATCCGCTCCAAATCTTCGAGAGCTTCGAGGATCGACGAATAGCCAAGCTCTACGGCGTCCTCATGCATTTGGCGGTAGGTTTCCGCCTGAACTACCAGCTCCCCGATCCCTGAGGCATCAAGGGCGGCGCGGGTGTTCCATGCCCGAGCGGCACCGCGCTTGCTATCGTCGCCGTGGGCTGACGGACCTTCGGTTAGGCATGAACGGCACTGCACGAACCACGGCGCGGGCGGGTCGGTAAACCCCACGTCCTCCGACCCGCAAAATGGACACGGTGCCACCATGTCACTATCGGCGCTCATCGTGTGGTCTCCTGGGATGCGCGGGTATTCCACGCGGCGACGGCTTCGGTTGGCGAGCGCTTATATGGCTGCTCGACTCCGCATGTATCGCAGCCGATGTAGGCATTTCCGGCATCGGCCCTGTCGTCTGTGAACCCCCGCACGAAAAGTTCTCCATCGCTTCCGCAGAATGGGCATGGCAACAGCACCCGCTCGGCAAGTTCCTTCATCGTCATGGGGTGGGCTCCTTTGACTGGTTCTGGGCGCATTCCTTCGGAACCGGGCTCTCGTGAACCACGCCCTGCTGCGCGGTCGTGGCCCTACGGGCTTCGATCCCTTGCGCGGCGTGCTTACCGTGGGTCCGCTTCTTCCAAATGCCGCCAGTTCGACCGCTTTTCCGCATGTGCTTCCGAACGGCTGTCTTGCCGTGCTTCAAAACAGCCTTCGCGCGGTGGCGCTGCTTGCGAGTGCGAAACTTGCTAGCCATTGGTGGGTCGGGCAGGGTTCGAACCTGCGGCCCTCTGATTAAAAGTCAGTTGCTCTACCAACTGAGCTACCAACCCTCCAAATAGACAGGGGTCGAGGTTCACCTTGAACCTTGTTCCCGAAAATCAGTGCAAGTGTTCACCATCTGACCGCAGCAACCTCCGAAGGGAAACCGCCGTTCGCTATCACGCGACAGCGAGGGGAAACGCCTTCGGGAGGCAGGGGCCGGAGGTTCGAATCCTCTCTCCCCGACCATTGTTGCCGCCTAGCGCCCGAGCGTTCGCAGCCAGTCCTCGTGCCGCACGAACTTCTCGCGCGGGCTGCCGGGGCGCGCGCGGGCGATTTCCGTCTCTTCGATCTTGCGCCAGTCGTCGTAATCGGTTGGCATCATGCCGCGCGTCTCGAGGAGGCGCTTGAGGCCTGTAGCGCCTTCCCGCTCGCCACCGCTTCCGGCCGGCATTGCCGCCGCGATCAGGTCGGCGACTTCATACCCATCGGGGCGGTTGGTACCGATGGTGCCGCTGGGGCCGCGGCGAGCCCAGCCGACGGCGTAGAGCCGATCCGAGATACGGCCTCGCTGGTTGACGAACTTGCCGCTTTCGAACGGCACGTCGGGGATCGGAGAGGTCGAATAGCCGATCGCGGTGATCACCAGCGAAGCCGGCACCTGATAGGTCTCGCCGGTGCCGCGCGCGCCGCCCTTGTCGTCGAGTTCGGTGCGTTCGACGATTACGCGCTCGACCCTTCCGTCACCTTCGACCCGAAGCGGCTTGGCGAAGAAGTCGAAGACCATGTGCTTGGCCTTGTCCTGCCGCAGGTCGGCGAAGCCGCGCAGCAGGGTCACGGACTTGCGCAGCCCCGGGTCGAGGGCGTCGTCCGCTTCGACGGGCGGGAAGTCGGCGGCATCGACGACCGGCACCGCCTCCTCGAGGTGGCCAAGCTCGCCGAGCTCCTTGGGAGTCATGGCGATCTGGTGCGGGCCGCGGCGACCGAGGATGGTGATGGTGCGGATTGCCGATGTGTCGAGCGCATCGAGCGCGTGGCCGACGATGTCCGATCCTTCGAACTCGTGGCGCGTCTTGGAGAGGATGCGCGCGCAGTCGAGCGCGACATTACCGTTGCCGACGACGACCGCGTGGCTGCCGCCGAACGGCGGGTCGAGGTCGGCGAACTCGGGATGGCCATTGTACCAGCCGACGAACTCGGCCGAGCCGACCACGCCGGGAAGGTCTTCGCCCGGAACGCCGAGCTTGCGGTCGTGCGGCGCGCCAGTGGCGAGGATCACGGCATCATAGAGATCGAGGAGCTCGGCGATCGACAGGTCGCGGCCGACGGTCACATTGCCGATGAAGTCGACTCCATCGCTTTCGGCCACCTTGTCGTAGCGCTTGCTGACGGCCTTGAGCGACTGGTGGTCGGGGGCGACGCCGAAGCGGATCAGGCCGTAGGGGACGGGATAGCGGTCGAGGAGGTCGATGCGCGCGGCCCCGCCAAAGGCCTTCTCCAGCGCCTCGGCGGTGTAGAAGCCCGCCGGACCCGAACCGACTATGGCGAAATGGCGCATGATCTCTCCCGCTGTGCCGTCATTGCGAGCGTAGCGAAGCAATCCAGTGGCGGGAACTGGATTGCTTCGTCGCTGCACTCCTCGCAATGACGAGTTACTTGCTGTGATCCTCCAGAAGCACGCCGCCCCGCTTCTGAAGCGCGCCCTGGATCAGGCCGGCGAACATGCCGAGCATCGGCGGGAGCAGCACTTTCAGGCGGACCTTGTCGTCCATCACGTCGATCGTCGCGGTCACCGACTGACCCATCGCCGCGACGTCGAGGTTGAGCTGATCGCCGGTCCAGCCGGTCTGCACCTGAGCGCCGCCGGGAATATGCTCCTGGAGCTTGTGGATGTTGTTCGCGATGCGGCGCCGCGCCTCGTCCTTGCCGAGCTTGTGGGGCAGGTCGACTTCGATGGGCTGAGTCATCGATGCGATGTCGCGCGGCGTTCAGCGCTTTTCAAGCCGCGGCATGCGAGTATGATTTTGCCGATGAAGCTGATCGCCCTGTTCATGGCTGCCGGGATTGCGGCGCAGCCCACGCAAGTCACTGCGCCGGTCGCGCAAGCGCCTGCGGTACCTGCCGTCTGGAACCCCGCGGCACCCTATATCACCGCCGGGCAGGACGAGCCGGGTTATCGTTCCTGGTATCTCGCGGCGCCGTGGCGCGCGGGGCAGGTCAAGGCGTTCAACGATTATCTCGAAGCTAATCAGGTCGGGGGCGTGCTTCCCACGTGGCAGCTGCTGCGCACCGCGACATCGTGGTCGGATTGCGGCCAGCAACCGTTCGAGGTGCCCCCGGCCGCGGAATGGCCGCACATGGTGCAGACGCTGCGCTACGTGCGCGATTATGTGGTTCCCGCGATCGGACCGGTCGAGGCGGTGTCGGTATACCGCAACCCGGTGCTCAACAAATGCGCCGGCGGCGCCCCCGAAAGCGCGCACAAGCTCGATTCCGCGATCGACATGGTGCCGCTGCGCCCGATCGACCGCGTAACACTGATGCGCAGGCTGTGCGGCGTCCATACCGAACACGGCGCCGCCTACAGCGCCGGGCTGGGCTTCTACGCCTACCTCCGGTTCCACGTCGACAGCACCAAGTTCCGGCGCTGGAACATGGACCCGGCGGTCGCCGCGGAATGCCCGCCGATCGTCCATCCCGAGGACATCGCCAGCGTCGGCCAGCCCCTGCCGCCCTCCGCCCCGGTGTTGGCTCCGGCGGCGGCACCTGCCGCGGCCTCCCCCGCCTTCGTCG